TATAAATGTCCGATGAAGAATGATATTTTCGAACATCAGATGCTGTCCTTGGAAAAGCGATAGATTCTGGAGGAAGTGTCTTGAATTCACGGCGACATTGTTCGATAAATTCAATAACCTCATCTTCAGTTCCGTTCATCATGAGTTTTAGACCATCCTTAATCATCTGACGGCAAGGAGCAGGTGTAGAAGACTTCACTGCTTCAATGCCCATCATCTTCAGTTTGGGTTCATTGTATTGAACACCCTCACTGTTCCATACGTTGAGAATGTATCGCTTCTTTGCGGTCCAAATACCACGTTCAGCGATATTCTCACGCTTCATCTGCATTTTTTGTTCATATGCCGAAACGTAATCCGCAAGTTCCTGATAACTGGATTCGATGAATGGTTCCAACTTGTCGTGACAGATCTTATCAAGTATGGAAACAATCGCTGCTTTATCGTCAGACTTATTACCAAAAAATTTAGTAACAAGAGGTCCCATATTAAGATAGATTGAATCGGTATCCGATGCAATAACATAGTCTACTTCTTCAGTTTGCAAAAGTTTATTTAGATATGTATTTACTTTATTCTCAATCCAACGAATAGAGACTTGCCCAGAGAGTGTAATCGCTTCTGCGTTTGCGAGTTTGTAATATCTAAAATACTGGTTACCAATAGCGCCATAAGCAGAGTTCAATTGGATCTTGCGAGCCATCTGAATGTTGTTGCATCTTGCAATTTCCTTTTCAAGATCCTTTGTCTTTTTCTTTTCATACTCCTGCTTTGCTGCAAGCATTTTCTTCTTAAAGATAGTTCGATCCTTATAGATCTTTTCCATCAGTTCTGGAAGAAAACCACGAACATCTTTGCGGAACATAGCACCATTAGCACAAACGGCATAGTCCTTATACAACTCAAAAGTAAGATCTTGATTAAGAATCTTATCTACAGTAGCAGAAGGATGCCTTTCGTCCAGAAGAGTTTCTGGTGATATGTTGTATTGCATAATCAGGTGAGGATATAGTGAGTTCAAGTCAAAACTCACAACCCAGTCATACTTTCCAGGAATCGGTTCCTTCACATAGGCACCAGCATACTTAGAATCCTTATCAGAACGTTCCTTTGGGGGAATAACGATATTCCTTTGCTTCAGATAGTTGTAAATAATGGTATCCCACATACGGACTTGTGAGAATACATCAGCATAGTTTGCCTTAGCGTCATAAGCCATAGTGACGGCAAGTTCAATAAGTTTCATCTTGTCTTCCATACGGTCAACAAGTTCCACGTCAATGATGTTGTACTCTACAAACTTTTGCCAACCGTGCGTATAAAAGTCCTTGAAAGTATCAAATTCACTGTGATCCAGTTTTTTCTTACCAAGTTCTACACTTGCAATGTAATCTAGACGATACGATTCCTGTGCTTTATACGTGAACTTTTTATAAAGCTGAAGATAATCAAGTTGAGTGATACCACCAACATCATAGGAAATGTGTTTGCGACCAGCAATAAAAGTTTCTCTTTCAGTAACTAGACCCCAAGGTGATAGTCTTTTCATCAACTTTTCACCAAGAATTCTATCAATACGTCTTACTAGGTAAGGAATATCATACAGTTCACTGTTCCACCCAGTTACAACTTCTGGAGTATTTTGCTCAATCATCCACCAGTTGATAAAATCATCCAGCAACTCATACTCTGTCCTAAAACCCTTATAGATCACATTATCTTGTTTATTTGAAAATGAACCCTTACCCCAAGTACGAATTTGTTTAGTTGCATAGTCCTGGATAGTAATAAGAAGTACTTCCTCAGCAGCAGATTCTACATCAGGAAATCCATTCTCCGATGCAACCTCAATGTCCAATGTTGTGATTTTGATTTTATTTGTATCAAACTTAATCTCCTCTTCAGGATACATCTCAGAAATATACTGGTAAATATATCCAGTATTTCCATAGATTTTAAAGTTTTCTACCCCCTCATACTTTTTGATGAACTCACGACAGTCACGAACACATCCTGGTTGAACTGCCTCCACATAATCACCAGTCAGAGTTTGATATTTGGTTTTTTTGTTTGCGGGGACAAAAAGGGTCGGGTTGAACTTCTCACGAGTCATGAAGTGTTTACCATCTTCATAACCACGAACCAAGAAGTGGTCCCCGACCATTTGGACGTTTGTATAAAAGCGCATTATGCTGTTAGTTCAAGATACTTTTCAATAACTTCTTCTGTTGGGTCTGCGATGGTTAGAATATCTTCCGACCGAATCATTAATTCTCTCTGATTTGTTGCCTTTGGCCAAGGAATCATATCATCAATTGTCTTGAATAGATATGGGTTAATCAACCTACAGTTTGGATCACCTAACTGAGCATCAACCTCAATAACCTCACTGATAATAACATTATCAACGTCCATTAGCAAGCACTTAATCGACTTGTCCATTTACTTTCTCCTGATACATTTCAATAATAGAATTTAGTGGTTCAACAATAGTTACAATCCAGTCTGGAGTGACGAGAACATCTTCATCTTCGGTCAACAGAATCCATGGAGACAATGTAATCTCTACATTTCTATCATCAATAGCATTCTCATCTTCAGTAAGAAGAAGAGTTCTATTCACCTGAACCTTATGTGGTTTATTGAAAACGTAACCACGGACGCTATCTTCAGATACAAGTTCTTTTATATCAGAAACAACTTGTTCACCAGACTTCAATAATACAAGTTTGATTGACATTAATTACTCAACTCCTCAAGTCATTCTACCAATAAAAAGGGGAGGTGTCAACTGGATTGTGCCAGTTACCTCCCCGTCTGCGCCGACGATATTCGATACTATTTAGAGATAGTCCTTACGTGCGTGATGTTCTGGAACTACTTTCCCAAGTACGATCCGTAGAAGTCCGTCTTCGAATACAACTTCCCCGACTTCTGTGTCGTCGGATAGAGTCCACGCTCGTTTAAAACTTCTGCTAGCCACTCCCTTGTGGATAAACGTCCGTTCCGAGTCGGCATCCACTTTTTGTCCTTCGACAAAAAGCTTTCCATATTCCGTGAAAACATTGACTTCTCCTTTCTTAAAACCTGCGAGTGCAATTTCTAAATGCGACTCTACGTTATTTACCTGAATAAGGTTATAAGGTGGATAATTTGTTGAAGTTTCGTGAAGATTAAAGATACGATCAAAGTATTCATCCATACCAATACTGTTTCTTGTGATCCTTTCCATCAGGGCAGGAAGATCCGCAGCAGTATACCTTGTGAGGTTGGTCATTATAGTAGCTCCTTTAAAAGCGAGTTTGTGTTGTGTGGACCCTTACGGCATCCACTACTAATTATACAAGAAAACATAAAAAAGGGAGTGTTGAACTCCCTACAGAATCATTCGGTTTCTTCTGCTCTCTTCTTCTTAGAACCAATGTTGTACTTGGTTTCCAGAATCCAGTCACCCTTGTCCTTATAAGCAAGAACTTTGATTTGATTCAGTGGAGCAATGTCTTGAATCTTAGTAACATCCACAATCTCAATCAAACCCCAGTCAGCAAGAAGTTGGGCAATACGATTGCGACGCTGGACATCATTCGCAGTAAGGTTTGCGTGCTTACCATCAAGGGCAAACAGTTCCTTAAAGTGAACCAGATAGTATCTGCCTTGCTTATGAAGAATATGGCAAGACTGATAGATTTTCTTTTCTTTTCTTGAAGCGACTCCAATACGAGTCAAAGTTTCACGCACTTTCAAAAAGTCGTCTGGTTCGTTAAGAACCACTTCAACCATTTGTTCAGGCGACCACTTCACTTCAGGTTCTTGAACGACACTCATTTTGTTCCTCCAGTTTCAAATTTCGATTTAATAAAATTAAGTTGTTCTTCTGTAAGAATCCTCAAAGCTTGTTTTGCCTTTTCATTACTATAACCATAATAACGTTTGACATAATCAAGATCTTTGATTTTATCTTGTCGGAGCCAGGGAGAAAATCTCTTCTTTTTCCTCAGACTATTTAGATAAAAATCATATTGCAGTTTTTTGGGGAGGAAATGATACCTGTTGAGTTCATTAGCAAACAACACAGAATCCAAGTGCCCAGAGAAACAACGGTTGATAATATAAGGAGGATATTCCTTCTCAAGTGAAGGGTCTTCGTCAATCAGATTCTCTTTCGTCTGATTGATCGAGTTTAACCAGTCCTTCAATTCCATAATTAAAAAGTAGTAGTTCTTTACGTTTCTTTTGCTCTCGCATATATTCACCAACTGACCTCATTGTATAAGTAAGGTCAAACTCGGCAGCATTCCAATTCTTAAAACGGTCTTTTACAAGTTGGTCAGAGTTGTAACTCACCAACTGATCCATATCGTTAGAGTCGCAGTCAGCAGCAAACTTATCGTGATCAAATCCTTTGTGCATTGATCCCTTGTTCCCATAGAGATTATCCTTAATATCGTAAGGAGGGTCAAGATACATAAACGCACCTTTGTTTCCATCCATCAGATAATCGTAGGAATAGTTAGTTATACGCCAATTTTCGATTATCTTAGAATACCCAGGCAACTTTTCAATCCCGCGCATACTGAAGTTGGATACGCTTGCCTGTTGTGAAAATGATGAACTCTCTGTGAGCCCACTAAAAGAGCACTTATTAACAACATAAAAAGCCACAGCACGCTCAATGCTAGGCACATCTTGGTCATTGACTTTCTCCTTGGAGGAAAGGAATAAATCTTTTGCTGACTCTGGTGTATTGTTTGATGTCTTTAACTCTACCAACCTATCTTTCATATCGACCCCAAACATCTGCAGTTGCTGCCAGAAGTTTACAAGGGGTTCGTATAAATCATTCACCCAAATATTTAACGAGGGATATTTCTTGGTGATATAAATCGCAACACTTCCTCCTCCAAGGAATGGTTCACGGAACTCATCATAGTTACGAAGGTCTGGAAAGTAAGATCCCATCTTTTCACAAGCACGGGACTTACCGCCTGGGTAGCGTAACGGTGTTTTAAGAGACTTCATACTGTTTCCTCAATCAAATTATAAAGTTTAGTAGCGAAGTCTTCCTTCTCTACCGGAATTACATTCTTAGCAAGAAATGTAATATCATCAAAATGAACTCTGAAAGAAATATTAGTGTCTTTGATGTTCGTATGCTTCATACAAGAATCCCAATCACAAATACCAATGGTATAAGTTTTAGTATCCCACAATAGCATATAATCAAAAGTTTTTTCAGGCAAACCTAAACTTTTACCTTGAAAATTTTTTAAAGTTATTTCTTTCGTCCACGGAATAGTTTTACAAAAGAGACCATCCTTTCCCTTTGATTCGTAATAAAGATTATCAACCAGACCATAAAAGTCTCTACCATTTTCTTTATCACCAACATACTGAAGTTGACCGCCACTATACTTAGCAATAGCAATCTCTTGAACTTCTGCTCGTAGAGGTCTAGTTTGATTTCTTTTTAGTCCATCAGTAGATTTAACTACACCAAAAATAGAAGAAAAATCAAACAGTTTGGGATTGATCATAATCTTTAGGGTGATACTTCAAGTATTCAAGGAAGGTCATTTTCATTTCCTTGTGAGTCATACCGCAATGTTTTGCGGCAGCAGGTAGAGTCATTTTAGCACGAAACAATGCTTCATTTGCTTCTTGGACATTTTCTGGTGTAGTCTTCACTTTTTCTTCTACCAACTTACTCTTATCAATTTTAAGAAGTCCCATTACTCAAACTCCCTAGAAGCATTAAACTTTTTTGCGGGTGGTGTATAAGGAGGAATAACCTCACAAGTCACATGAATATCAGCACCGTTGGTTGCCTCAGCCATTTGGCGATATCCAGACCCAACATAAATCTGTCCGCCAACTACGGCAACCGCCATAGCACCCCAGAAAATGTAATACCACTTGGACTTTACTTGATGTTGTTTGTTTTTCATTTGAACTCACACTCCACTTGTTTTCTTCTATAATGATTTTGTAATGGTGTAACCCATCTCAAATTATCAATAGAATTGTTTGAGGGATCATTATCAATATGGTCAATATATGCAGTGTCTCTTACCCACTGCTTGAAACACTCTGGGGCATCGTCCCATTCATCTATCAAAGAGTCTGGCGGATACCTATCGATTGGTTTCCATGTTTCCATTACTGCCCTGTGAATGTCTATACGAATTTTCGATGTAGTAAAGTTATATTTTTCTTGAATTAGTGTGCTGGTTCCTGCTGAATGTTCAAAATCTTCATAAAATCCTTTTGGAACACGACATGCGGTTGTTAAACATTTAAGACGTTTTCTTCCACTCGCATAGTATTCAAAGTTTTGCGTATGGGTCATGAATTTATTTGATTTTGAACTGTATATCTCCCCCTCTTTAGAAACATAATATCCAGGAATCTCTTTCCCAAATCTAACCAGTGGTTTAAATCTTTCTTCACCAAAAATGTTCAACATAATCAGTTCCTCTCAATAAAGGAACGCATTTCTTCCGCAAGTCTATGAATTTCTTCATCACTAGGGTAGATTGGATAATTACCAGGATCTTCTCCTTTATCAAGGAGAATATTGTAGCGATTTTCTTCCGCATTGTAGCGGTTTACAAGACGACTTTCTGCCTGCTGGAGAAGTTCCCAGCGCAGGTCGTATGGATTGCGAGCCATAGTTTTATTAAAATAGTATGTGTTTGATTTGTGTTTGTGTGTCTGTGTGTAAGATATACCTTACGCGACTAACATCAAATCTGTTTTATTTATATCACTTACTTGAACTCACACTCCACCATAATTTCAGTTAGTGCTGCTAGGAGGTTAATTTCCTGATCAGCCACGAACGCACATTGGTATTGATACTTAGCAATAACAAGAACGGCAGCGGGGATAGTACTGGGAGAAAGGCAACTATAACAGGAGTCATAAACCCTGCGAAGTAGGCTAGAAGCATCGTTGTCCAGGTTGGAGACCACCCATTTGCGGACTTCGGTGAAATTCTTTTCCTTGAGATGTTTAATGAGGTCATTTACAGAGATGTCAGAGAAAGAAGCAAGAATACCAGAGTCGATTTCTCCTCCTACGGAGTATCTTTGGCATTCGTTGAGGACTCGTCGCCAGTCGGGGAAATGTTTATTGATAATCTCCGCAAGTACTCTTTGATCGAATCGGACGCCTTCCGCATCCAGGATGTCTTGTAGACGCTTGAAGAAGAGTCCTGCCAGTGCGGTTTTTTCTTTCCCTTTGATCGAGAAGTCAACAACGGCACATCTGCTATGAAGGGGCTCGATGATCTTGTTCTTGTAGTTGCAGGTAAAGATGAAACGGCAATTACCAGCAAATTCCTCAATAAACGCCCGTAGGAGGAGTTGTACATCGTTGCCTGTGTTGTCTGCCTCATCAATGATAACGACCTTGTGTTTAGCATCTGACGAAAGTGAGACGGTCGAAGCGAAGTTCTTCGCATTGTTTCGGACAGTATCAAGGAATCTACCCTCGTCGGATCCATTGATGACATAAACATCTACCCCCAGTTCGTTACAAAGTGCTTTAGCAACAGTGGTCTTGCCGATACCAGGAGGACCTGCAAGAAGCATATTAGGAATCTCACCCTTATTCAAAAACTCCCTAAACATAGTCTTGGTAGACTCTGGGAGAATACAATCTTCAATAGTCTTCGGGCGATATTTCTCAACCCAAATAAAATCACTCATAATCAAATCCAATCTGGTTTTTTCAATTTAGAGGAGGGAACAATCTCCCACCATTCTTTCCCATCAAAAATATACAACTTATGCGTATCTTTGTCAAGGAAAACATCACCTTTCTGATAGTTCATACCCATTCAGGTTTACGTTGGGGCATACGCAGATAGTTATCAGCAACCCAAGGTTTAGATGCAATATACATCTTGTATGCGTCAAAAGTGGAAATACTAGTATCAAACTTATATTCCTCAGGCATTGCTCGTGCGAAGGGGGTCACACTAGTAATCTTTCCTTTTGGGAAAAGATAATAAGCATGAGTAAGAGTCCCTTCACAGGAGTGTTGCCTATTATAGCGTAATGTATACTCAGAACACAAGTTCAGTCCCCATTTAATAAGCCAATACGCATTATCTATTGTTTCTGCTGCCCACTTAGTACATGGATGATTGCGGAATGCTCCTTTTTCAGTTTTATATGCAGTGCCGTCTTCTTTAGGAAGAATACCATAATCATGATACCAGGGAGAAGCGATGATGCTGAGCATCTGACAGCATTCTAGCGGCATCTTGACGATGTGTTTGTCTGGAAGACAAATAGCACTTTCGGCAGGGAATGGATTAGTTACAAAGATATTCATCGGAAAGAAACCGCTTTAAGTATTCTACACCCCAGTCTAATGCCTCATGTGAGATGTCGGTGATGTTTTGTGCCAGAATGTCTTTTGCCTTAACAATTCTATCTTGTCCAAGAGCACGGACACAAGCGGCAGAAACAACCATAAACTCTTCAAGATCATCATTGTTTCCTTTTTTGAATCCACTGATATACAGATCTCGAACTTCTCTCATAAGTTGTTCTGTTTGTGATTCAAATTTAATGGTTCCTTCCTTCAAAGGAATCTCCATATTCTTCATACAAGACATACTAAACTTCATCGCCTTTCTGGTTTCTTCAATAGACAGGGCATAGTCTTTACCATCTCTAAAGGCATATTGAATAATACCATTAGCACACTCCATTACGCGAAGAATAGCAACCTTATCCTTTTCATTATCGGATAGATTGTTAAAGATGGTGTCCCAGTCTTTCATTCCAATGGTCTCACAAATTCATTAGAAACAATGTCTGTAGCATTCATTGACTCATACATGTATGTTACACCAGCACGGGGAACTGTATGGTCTCCACAAGTAAAAACATCACAAACTGCAATACCCATCTCTGGCCAAGTATGGATGCTGATATGTGATTCAGCAAGAAGAGCAATAGCAGTTACACCTTGAGGATCAAACTTATGAGATGAAACATCAAGCAATGTGCTTTTACAAAGTTGTGCTGCTTTTACAAGCACATTGCGAATATGTGACTCATCATCAAGTAGATTCTCAGAACAACCTTTAAGTGTAAAGAGAATGTGTTTCATCAACCAAAAGTAGAGTCGGGTTCCAAAGCAATAAAATACGTCAGGTTGTATTTTGTATTTGTAAACTGAGATAGCAGTTTAGAAGACACTACAACATCGTAGGCACCAGGAATAATCTTGATGTTTTCTACCTTGAAGTTGAAAGTAAACTCTTGATCAGTCTCACCAACCACAATGGCGTATTCATTAGAAGTATCGTTCTTCTTATCACGAACAACGAGTTTCACAACACCTGCCTCGCCAATAGCAGAAAGATCAGGCAGTTGATAAACTGCTGCTGCTTTCACCAGTTTTTCCAAAGAAGCACTGTCCAGTTGGAAGCAAACATCTTGAGAGGGAAGTTGAATATCTTTCTCTGGGGGAGAAATGATAACGTTAGGATCTGCAAAGAAATACTTCACACGACGCTTACCTTCTTTGATAGAAAGATAAGAATCCTCTTTGAAGTCAAGGTCAGGGTCCTGGTGAAGACTCAGACCATTCAGAAACTGGTTGAGATCGTAAATAGCAAAGTCACGGGGAAACTCTTCTGTAATGTCTGCCTCTGCAAGAATATTCTTGGCAACAGAAATAGTACGAAGACGGTTACCCTCCTTCACAAGGATAGAGTTGTTAATACCAGCAAAATTCTTGAGAATAGTGAGGGTGTTATCAGAAAGTTTCATGTTGTTCATTATCAGCGGAATTCAGTAAGACCATTATTTTGACGGGAGTAGTGTCCGTCGAAGTGAAGCAGAAGCATAGCATAGTGAATGACTTTGAGGAGGTCACGCTTATTGCGTCCATCTTTATCACCATAGCGGCTCCCATACTTTAGGATGTTTGCCTGACAGAAACCAGGAGCAAGATCTTTTGCAGCCATCAGGTCAATAGTTTGAATATCTTGGTATTCTTGGTTGTGACCACAATAGTGGCTTCCATAAGTGCTGGTCACATAGTCCTGAATATCTTTCAGGATTTTATCTTCGTTATATTTCCAGAGATGATTAGTATTTTCAGGCATAGTAACAGGGATTTTTTCAAGGTTAAGTGTACCACCACTATTATCAGTCATGGTGAATTGATAATCTGAATAAGGATACTCGTCCATAATAAAGGGAAGGCGCATTTTTACCTTCCCCAATTATATCAGAAAGGTGCTTCTTGGTCAACGGGCATTTGGAAATCAGCATCCACCTTATCATACAGTTCAAGGAATGCTTGCTTGGTTTCATCATCAAAGCGGTTCACACACACTTGGATTGCCTTTGCCTTGTCTTGGAAGATGCTGTAAGCACGGATGATGTGAATCAAACGGCGGGTGCTGATGATTTCCTCAATACCGCCATCATAGAAGGTCTTGCGGATGATGTCTGCCCAGTCCACCAGACGCTTACAGAACTGACGGTCTTCCACACCAAGGTCCAGAGCGATGCCTTCCAGGATCTTCTGCTCAATAGCAGGAGCGGGATAGGACTGCTCAAAGGTCACAGGGAAGCGTTCCAGGAATGCTTCGTTCAGAACATTAGTGCCGATGAAGCGACCATCATCAGAACCCTTACCCTTGGTGTTTGCGGTGGCGATCACATTGAAACCAGCGGCAGGTTTGACCCAGCGACCAATCTTCTTAAGGAACACACCCTTACCTTCAAGAATAGATTGGAGACACAGAATCTTGTTGGAAGCAAGGTCAATCTCATCCAGCAGGAGAATAGCACCACGCTCAAGTGCCTCAATCACAGGACCATTGTGCCAAGCAGTGTTACCATCCACAAGACGGAAACCACCAATCAAGTCATCCTCATCGGTCTCAATGGTAATGTTTACACGAATCAACTCACGCTTCAGTTGGGCACAAGCTTGCTCAACAGAGAAAGTTTTACCGTTACCAGAGAGTCCCGTAATGAAAGTAGGATAGAAAAGACGGGACTCAATAATCTTGCGAATATCACCAAAGTTACCAAACTTGACGAAGGTATCATCTTTTTCAGGGATAAGGTTTTGCTCAACAGCAGGAATAGCAGCAGGTGCTTTTACAACCTGCTCAAACTGCTCTCGTGCCTCTTGGATGGTCAGATTCCACTTACCACGACCAGTCTTATATTGATCAAGTTTTTTCGTAACAGTTTGATAGTTAGCACCATTCATAGCACACCATCCACGAACATCAGCAGCAGTAACGGACTCACCGTAAACTGCCTGAAGAGAAGTGATGATGTAGTCAGCGGAAATGGTCATTGAGTGGTTTTGTTTAACTGAAGTTATTATATACGGAAAAGGGGGTCACAAGGACCCCCAGTGGACAGTTTGGAAATTGGACTATCACTTTCTTCGAAGAGTCTTTTTAGCAGACTTATATGGGACAGGTGGTTTTAATTCTACTGGTTCTGGAGTAGTTGACTCAATAACTGGTTTGATATCTTCTTTAGAAACATCTGAGTTTGAAAATAAATCGGAAAATCTACTCATTAGAGTTATTGGAATTCTTTGAAATATTTATCAAGCAACGAGTTCTACAAACTCTCCAAGAATCTTTTTGTTCATCTTCTTGGACTTAAGACTCTTCACAAATGCAGATTTGATTTGAGTCTTGGTAGCATCTTCGGCAACTTCAAATTCAGCATCTTGTGCGAGAGCATTTGCCGAAAGTCCAAAGTAAGCATTATACCCAGACTTCTTAATAGTAAATGCTTTTTCTTTCTTCCAAATGCTCATGGTCTTCTCAAAGTCTGGTCCATAATATCCACAATAACGACGGATAAAGGAACCAGCATCACGGGAAGCAAGCACACGAATACCAATGAAGTTCATGTCCTTAAACTTATCCCGCAGATTTTGAAGAAGAACATCAGTAAACTCATACCACTCACAATCAAGCGAATAAGTCATACCAGTCTTACGATCACGCAAGAAGGCATTAGGTCCAATATATGCAGTGCCCATAAAAGGATCATCTTCCCAGCGGCGTTGAACTTCACGGTGATATTTGGGCATTGCTGCCTCACCATCGGTTAGAACAACACACTGAATCTTTTGAAGTTTGTTCTCTTGTTGGAACTTAGGAAGAATCTGATGAAGAGCGATCAAGGTCTCATTAAGAGGAGTACCAGAGAGACTCAAACCATAAGGAATAGTATAGCGAGCATGAGAGTTCCAACGAAACGCAGTAGCAAGACGAAAGATATTCTTCATCTGCTCTTCCAAAGTTTTAGCATTGGTCTTGCTGGTGAGCATATTCATCAGCGAGAACCATTCACCAACTTGAACCAGTCCATCTTTTTTGGTATAAGCAAGTTCACGGAGGTTTGCCTTGTTGTCCTCATCATACTTCACCAGAGGATAATCACTGGTAAAGGCATAAACATCAAAGGGGATAGCAACTTTCTTACAGAACCACACAAGGTTGAAGAGTTGCTTGACGGTATCCAGCATCACATCACTCATTGAACCAGACCAGTCAAGGATGAACACCAGACCATGATTCTTACCATCAGCAAGAGTGGTGACTTTCTTAAAGAGATCTTCGTTATATTTGTAGGTATGAAGTTTAGTGCAGTCCAGAACTCCAGTGCGGGCAGTAGAAGCACGAGCATATGAATCTGCTGCCTTGCGGCACTCAAACTCTTTGACCAGATAGTTTACTTCTTTCTGGGCAGAACGCTTGAACTCCACGAACTTTTTATCAACTTCACCAAAGATTTCGTCAGATGTGAACTCCTTATCTTCCAACCAGGAGTTCCAATATTCCCTACACTTATCATGAATTTCAGCATTAGGGACAATAACTTTATCCAAATCAAGTTTGGGCAACTCAAGGTAAACATTCTCCTGCCCGTTTTGTTCAACCAAATCTTTGAGTGCTTCTTCAAGTGAATCCATAGTTTTCACTTCTGGTTCATCAATCTCACCACCAGTAGAGGTAGGTCTCTGCTGCTCCTGTTCGGCAGTTCCACCATAAGAGTCAGTATCACCAGGTTGCTCCTGGTCACTTTCATTCTCACCCTCAGGTTGATCGGAGAAGTCAGATGCAGGTTGGTTACCACCAGTTTGCTGAGACTCCAAAGAGTCCATCTGAGTTTTGGTTTCTTCCTGCTGCTTTGCCTTGCAAAACCTATAAAGTTTCCAAGCAGCAGCAAGAACATCAACAAAAGTTTCAGTCTCTCCAATCAGAGAAACAAGTTCTTTCTCATCATCCTCAAAAGGAATATCCACAAAGTTGCCGATTTTATAATATAGATTTACCTTATCAGCAAGATTATAAGTAGTAAGATCGTCATCAGCAATCTGAAAGAAGTCTTGCTCCGCAAGTTCTTCATAACCTTTATAGAAGGTCTTAGAAAGACCAGCATAACGACGCTTCATCAGTTTCTCAATGCGAGCATCCTCAACCACGTTCACAAACTGGGGAGGAATCTTGTGAGTCTCCAACCAGTTTTCATCTGGAGTGTAGAGAGCATGACCAACCTCGTGACCCACCAGAAGGTCATAGACGGTGCTGCTTGCCTTTTCCCACATAGGCAGAGTCAGAACACGAGTATGGACGTTAAAACAAGCAGTCTCCACTTTCTTGTGCTCAACCACAAGATCTTCGGTAGCAAGCAGCTTAGCGAGTTGAGACTTGATTTCGTGGCTGACGGGCATCGGTCTGTTGCGTATGGACCTATTATACAAAAAAAGGAGGTCCGAAGACCTCCCAGTGGACAGTTTGAAAAGTGTCCTCAACGACCGAAATCTGGTCCTCCTGGATTAACACCAAATGGTAATTCTTTATCAAACTCTCTGCTTCTTTTTTTTGCTGATGGAGGTGCTGGTTTTGCTGGTGCTGGTTTCTTTATCATTGATGAACTGGGGGCATTGTCTCTTGCACGATCCCTAGCGTAATCAAATGTACCCTTCACATTTTGTACTTTTTGTTTGAGAGTATCTACTCCCTTCTCAACAGTTCCAACTACTGTTCCAGCAGCTCTGGCCACATTATCTGCGGTTTGCCCAATCCAACCCTCAACAATACTCTGTCTCCACTCTTCACTCATATTTGCCATAATAGCAAGAGCTGACTTGTTGGTATCAGCATAACCTTCAGCAACCAGATATTCTAAGAGGTAGTCAAAAAGATCAACCTCTTCTTTCATCTCATTTTCTTTCTCTTCTTTCTCTTTCTTTTCTTTCTTTTTCCCCTTCATTTTAGGAGTTTCTTCCTTATCACCACACTCCTCATCATCTTCCATCTCATCTTCCATTTCTTTGCCGTATCCTTCATAGATACTAGCATATGCTTCTTTAATAAGGCGAAGTTCTTTTGAATCCATTTTCTTATAGTTTTTAGTTATTTATGTTTAAGCAATTTTTTTGGTATCAACTCTAGGAATACCATATGTTTTAGCGTGTATTTCCTTACCAAGATTTTCAGCTTCTGCTGTTCTACCCTGCTTAATTAACTCACGATATTTTTGAACTTCAGGATCCGCTGGTTTTGCCGCTGGTCTCGCTACAGGTGGAACAACTCTTTTCCTTTCGACTGGTTTTGCTGCTACAGGTTCCACTGTTCTTGATTTTTCTAGTGGTGTTTCAGGCATTGGATCAATAGGATCAAATGTTGCCTTTGCCTTTGGTTTGGGCATTGGATCTATTGGATCAAATTTTACTCTTGTTTTTAAATAATTTTGGAATGGAGTTTCTTTAGATTGACGTGCTTTTAGTTCACCACTCACTCTTTCCCACTCTTTAGGATTTGCTGCCTTTGTTAATACATCTGCAGTTTTTGTAACAATTCCAGTTAAAAGTGCTCCACCAAGAACAGACTTAGGAGATACCTTTAAAGATGGTTTTGGACTGACCGTTGGTGAAACCTTTGGAGGAGTTCCAATTTGGAATGCTGCTGGTTTTGGAGCAGGTTGAGTAGATGCTCCTCTAAAAATATTAGTTAAATTTGTAGGTCCTGATGGTGGTTTGATAGGCATTTTATCAATACCAGTCATCATTCTATACATTTTAGAAGCTATTTGCATTCCCTTCATCCAATTCTCATTGATGGTTGACATCATGAAAAGAGATTCTTCATTTGTATTTCCTTCTTCTACAAGTCTATTAAACACAAAATCATATATGTCTTCTTTAATTTCCATCTTTCAAACTACTTTTTAGATATTTATTAAAAAAGAAGCGTCCCGTGAGAGACGCTTCTTGAGTGCTTGGCGACGTGCCTTTGCTTGTCGGAGTGCTTGCGGTTTCAGTTTTCGCTTCTGCTCCTTTTTAGAGTGATGCTTCCAGTTTGGGACTTGCATTAGTCTTGTGTTGTTGAAGACATTTTACGGGAAAAACCTTTGACTTTCTCAAACCTTATGACACTTTCAAATTTGTCATGTAGGTCTGACTTATGGGAGATAACAAAAATATTAGCATCCTTAATCACATAGCGGATAATTTTAAGAAACTCATCAGTTCCAAAACCATCAAGAGAGGAATCAAATACCTCATCCATAATCAGCAGGTTTGTATTAGCGGAGTTTTTGACTCTCGCCACTTCTCTCCAAGTGAAAAGTAGGGATAGGTCGATTCTCATTTTCTCACCCTCGCTAAAAGAAGAATATGAAAAGTCTTCGTGAATGGGTGACTTTACTGTTTCGTTAAACTCTTCGTCAAGATGGAAGTTTATATAAAAATCCATCATCTGAAGGTAACGATTTACCTGCTGATTTATGAACGGAAGATACTTCTTAATGATCTTCGTTTTTACACCATCATCCTTAAGTAAGGAATAGGCAAAATCGTGATAGACGATTTCTTGTTTTCTATCTGAGAGGTCTTCGATTGTCTTTTGGAGATTTGTTCTAAATTCTTCTAGCTTCTCATGTTCAGAATTTCGGTTTGCAAGGTTCTCGGTAATTGTTTGAATTTCATGCTCAAGATCTCTGATTTGTCTTTGGTTGAGACTAATCCGAGTATTGTTTTGAGAAATGCCATGCGTTAAATTTGTAATCTCCTGGGAAAGTGCGGTGAATTGACGCTCTCTCTCTTGTTCGAACTTTATTGTTTGTTCAAGTTCTTCATAACCATCCTTAAGTTCCTTTGCCTTATTTTGAGCGTCTGTAATTCTATTTAACCGAAACTCTTCCTCAATACTTTGAGTACAGGTAGGGCAGACCGTATTTTCAGTAAAAAACTTATGCTCTTTGGTAATGGCAGATACCTTTTGAGAAATCTTTCCTTTGAGATTATTGAGCTTTACTAACTTATCTCCCGCTCCAATGACTTCCTCCTGTTCTTTTGCGAATGAATGAATCTTCTCTTCTATTACTCCATTCTCATCCATATAAATGCCAACTTCTTTATCAAGATTGGTAATCTTTTCTCTATTGGCGTTAATATTGGCATTTCCGCGATTTTCTAACTCTTCAATAAAGTCTCTTTGCATCTTCATCTTATCTTTTAGAGTTTCTTTCTTCAACTCCAAAGATTTAACTTGCGTTTTCTTCTCTTTAATAGAATCTTTAAGGATATTATTCATCGCAGAGAAAATACGAATATCCAGAAGATCCTCAATAACCTCACGGCGATTAGAAGAAGTCAACTGCATAAAAGGTACAAAAGTACTACTACCCAAAATCACAATCTGAGTAAATGACTTATAGTTTAGTTTGAGAATACTCTCTTCAAGGATACGCTGCATTGCGCGGTCATCTGCTTCACGATGAAGTGGAGTTCCATTAACCACAATATCAAACACAGAAGGTTTGATACCACGACGTACAAGATACTGACGACTATTAATACTAAACTCAATCTCAACCACACACTCGCGTTCATTGGTAGTATTCACCAACTGTGGTTTATTGATTTTACGATATGGTTTATTAAACAGTGCAAAAGTAAGTGCGTCCAAAATTGTGGACTTACCTGCACCATTTGTTCCAACAACAAGGTTAGTCCTATGTTGATTTAGTTCTACTTCCGTAAACTGATTACCTGTAGAAAGGAAATTACGCCAACGGATCTTTTGAAAGGTTATCATTCAATTTCGGGGGAATAACGATGTCGTTTGGTGTTATCACAGCATATCGATAATTATACATCCTGCACGTCCTAATAGCAAGTGCTCCATCAACTTCTACTACATCCATCTCAATATCTTCTTCATCTTCCTCAAGCATCATCGCATAGCGATTAGCATCATCTTCCTCTTCGAACAGAAACAAAACTTTATTTCCTTTTTTATCTTGAACGGCATATGCACCGTCGTCTTTTCTGTCTCTAAGAGTGAGAAGAAACATTACTCAACCTCGCACGCTTGTGAATATATCTTCTGCAGAATACCTTTGACGATAGACTTATCACATTCCATTTCTGCTTCATCAATATATCTATTCAAGATAGAAATTGTGTTTTCACTTTCTTCTACTTCAAAGTCTTCACTTTCATGTATCTCAAAGTTTTCAACAATCTTGAGTTCTTGAATACCAGCGGAATAGAGTTTATCAATAAACTTTTCAAAGTCTTTTGGTTTACTCTTCTTCTTGACGATTACCTTAACGATCTTACCTTGATACTCACGGGCATCAAAGAGTTTATAGTTGGTATCATCGAAATAGATGTTATGAAAGATGCGATAGGGATTATTGACTGGGGTATGCTCTAAGGTCTCAGTATCAAAGATATGGAACCCACGAGTATCATTCACATCATTCCAATACATCTCATAAGGATTACCTAAGTAGAAGATTTTCCCGTTGTCCGATCGAGTGTGATAATGTCCCGAGAAGACAGTGGTGAACTTCTCAAATAGTTCGCACTCCATACCATCTTCCATGACGTGCCCACGATGAGCTCTGAATCCGTTGAGCTCAAGGTGCCCCATCGCACAGTTGCTACGTGAAGCTTTAACAGATTTGATAGTGTTTTCAAGATTTTCATTATTGATCCAAGGAATAAAAAGTACGTTTAAGTTATCTAGTTTTACCTCTGTTACTTCTGGATAGACAATAACATTATTATATTGACTGAGAAGAAGACCAACCGAGTTAACTGAATTGGTATTTTTATAGTAGGCAGTATGGTTACCAACGATAGTGTGGACAGTTATTCCCATCTTCTGAAGACGGTCATAATAGTTTTCCTTTGCCCACTCCAATGCCCACAAGTCAATAGACCTTCGGTTATCAAAGGTATCTCCCATATCTACAACAACTTTAATGTTGTGCTCCTCAAGATATGGGAAGAAGATATCGTCGTAAAATCTTTTAAAATGGTCGTGAAGGAATTTTGAAGATTTACGAGCACCGAAATGCTGGTCGCTTATAATTGCTATCTTCATCGGTTCTTGTAAGTGATAGCGTCTTTGATACTATTATAGTCGGAACTATGCCCAGAAAGCAAGCTATCGTCAACCATCATAACCTCATCAAAACCAGTGCGTTCAATAATCTTGGTCTTGATTTCCAGTTGCTTCTTCTCCTTCTGAATGCGTCTCAGGAATGCATAGTGAATGATTTGAGTGAAGTAAGCAAATGGGTTCTTAGACTTATCTGGGTCAAAGTTGTGAATATATTGAACACAATTCTCAATTCCGTCAGAAATCATATCGTCCCTGAACATATAGTTCACAAAGTTTGGCTTATAAGACAAATGAGTTGCAATCTTCAAGAAGCATTCACCAAGATAGTTTGGAATAGGTGGTTTGCCTTCCCATCTTTTTGCTCTATCTTCCCTGGTGGGTTCTCTACCGTTGATCTCAGTAAAACTCTTTTCTACCTTCGAACGATAAACAATCAGTGCCTCAAGCAACTCCTTGTTGTTAACGTAGTGTTCTGATTTCTTTTTAGACATAACATTGGTTTTGTAGATAACTTTTTGTTATGTTAATTATACCACACTTTAAGGACTTGACAAAGTATCAAAATGTGTGTAGACTACCTTTGTCCCGGTTGAAGAGAGAGCTTTAGCTATCTTTAAGATCTTTATTACTATTATAGATTCTTTCCAAAGTTTTTCTAGCATCTTCTACTGAAGATACATATCCCATATTCTTTGTTACTTCAGCTTTACCTGCAGAAGAGTTTTGTGGTAGAGATTCATAGTCATCATCATCTTCTTCAAGATATCTATTGTAAAAATCGATAATATTCTCATCATTAACCTCAGTCATAGTAATAATCTTATCAAGTTTTAAAACAAAGAAATCATCACCTGGTATTTGCATCCATGGTTTTATTTTTAAACCATAAGCACTACCAGAAGATATTACTTTCATTATTACTGGATTTTGAAGAATAAGTACAGGATCTCCATCATTCTCATCAATACAGACAAGAGCAAAGATTTCTTCACCAGTAATTAATTTAATAGAACTATAGAATTCTTCTCCCATTAGTTTTTAAGCGGAATGTTTACAATATCATAGTTAAAGTTTTCTTCGTTATAAACTTTAATTCTTTCGATTAAATGATTAAGGGTATAATTTCTCCTAGACTTGTAGGAAATGTCGTCAGCAATATCATATAAAGTTGCCTTTGTTTTATTATTGCCTTTTCTGAGGACTCTTCCAATACTTTGGAGATTTCTGATTCTGGATTTTGAAGGAGAAGCAAAAATAACATTGTGGAGATTTTTAATGTTAATACCAGTAGAGAATGTTCCGTATGAAGCAACAATGATTGCGTTGTTTTCTCTTTCTGTAATCTCTCTAACCTTCTCTCTATCTTCAGTAGCTACTCCACCATGCACAAAGAAGACATGACGATTATCTGCCTTTGAGTTATTTATCATTTCATATAATGGTTGACCATGACCTTCTACTCTTGAAAAAAGAATTAGAGTATTGCCTTTAAGATCAAGAGCAAGGTTACGAATAAACTTATTACGTCTTTCGTGATTAATAATATATTGAACTTCTTCCTCAAAGTTTTCAAACTTATGTGGTGAGTGTTTCAATAGAAGCACGTTGATGTCCAACTTAGCAACATGTCCCTTTTGCATCAGTTCTTCTGTTCTGATGATTTTATATGAAGGACCGAATAGACCCTCCAATACCCACTTATGAGTTTGAGTTCCATCAAGAGTCCCTGTAAAACCAAATCTGTATTTTGCATCTGAAAGTTTAGACATTATAGATATTAGAGACTTAGATTTGAACTGGTGTGCCTCATCTCCAACAACCACATTAAATCTTGAAAAGTATTGACGGGGAAGTTTGTAGATAGACTGCCAGGTGGTGATTATCACCTGAGAATCTGTCTCTCTTTCTTTCCCCGCATAGATCTTGTGGCAAAATGAACCGACATCCCATCCATAGTCTTCAAAATCTTTATACATCTGTTCTACTAGGGAAGTCGTCGGAACGACTATCAGAGTATTTTGTCCTTTCTCAACGTAATATCTCACAATCGAGTATATCATCAGGGACTTTCCAGAAGCAGTTGGAGATATCAGCAGCTTTCTATTATGTCTTAAAGCGTCGTATACTCCCTCTACTTGATATTCACGGGGAGCGTACTTGCAGATAGAATTCATGTAATCTTTTACACCTTCCTTTGAGATGAAGTCATTTACTTCAAAAGGTGTACCATAAAACTTATTATTTACAAATTCAAAACTGTAATCATGAGTCTCACAAAATCTTGTGATTTTATCCAACAGACCTACATAAATTTCTCCAGTCTGCGTATTAAATAGACGAATTTTTCCATCCCAGTATTTGTTACGATACTGAGGCATAAACTTTGCGCCTGGTACATCAAAGGTAAACTGGTCTGCTAATTCATAGTAGACGTGTGGATCTGCTTTTACCTGAAGATATACTTCGTTCTTTTTTAAAATAACCAAATGAGACATAACCCATAAGTTTCACCTATGGGTATTTATTGTCTCAGTTAAAACCTGCTTGGAAGCGATGCCACTCTATGGCGTTTTTGATTTGAAAAGTTCTATTAGAAATCGTCTTGATAATGTCCTCAAGAAACTTCAACATTACATCATAGTATCGAATCTTGATATCAATCTTAGTTAACTTCTCATCTGCCTCTAGATGCCTCTGTAAGGCGTCTTTGTCTCTAACTTTATATGGGAAAGGTTCTTCCTCATAAACCTCCACTGGTGCCTTTCCAGTGTAATAATTATAGCGTTCTAATTTTACTTTACTGTAAGTCTCTTTTGCTTTTTCACGTAGCAAAGTAATGGTATTATAAACCGTGTAATACTTTGCATGTAGTTGTGGAATTTTTATTGATTCATCGTGTAGATTATCAGGATCGATTTGGGAATCTCTTTCCCACATCTCCTGAATTTGTTCAAGGTTCATAAGCGAGTTCTGCCGTCAGAATCAACGATAATGTATACAGTATACTTGAATGTTGCCTCTGCTGTAAAGTATTGGATATCTGTAGCGGAGGTATCAAATTCTAAAGAAGTTAAGGAAACAGGAAACAAGTCTCTAAACTTGACTATGCTGTTTACTCTGTAGTTGCTGTTTAGAATAGATAGACTTCCATCACTAAACTGTTCCTGCAATTGATCTTTTTGACCATCAATATCAGTGGTAAGATCGATAAAGTCTTGTGGAGTTTCTGGGAAACCAAGTCCAGTTAACCAGTTATGAACCGCCATATAATTGGTCATATCTTCATCAACCAAGAACTTGAGGGTTAGATCTCCATAAGTTAATTTTTCACCAGGAATATCAATATCTTTAAGATATGATGATTGTGATGCTAACTGTAGATTTATCTCTGGTAGTCTAGCACTGGTGCAGAAAAAATCAACCTTTGGATGCTTAGATAAACTAAACTGAAACCCAGTAGGAGAAAGAAAATTTCTGTTTTGTATTTGGTTTCTAAAAGGTGAAACGGACATTATCAGTTTTATTTGTATTTAGATAAAAAAAGGGGGTCCGAAGACCCCCCTGATAGATATGTGAATCGAGATCACATGAGATTCTGAACCTTGACTCTTCTGTAGTAACGGTTGACGTTCTGGGTAAGAGCGCCAGCGCCAACGGTGGTTCCTTCCGCGAATGGGTTTGCGACCATGCCGTAGCGGGTCTTAAAGCCAATCTTGGGCTGGAAGGTGTCCTGACCAACGGCACGAACCATTTGGAGAGGAACGTATGGGCAGTAGAAGAGACCAGCGTCATAAGGTGAAGAACCCTTATAACCAGCAACGTAGTACTGATCAGCACCAAGGTTTGCCGAATATGGGTCAATGTAGACGCGGAACTTACCAGCAAGAATACCTGCGAAGGTGTTGCCGGTGTCGTCAACGTTGAGGTTAGCGTTGAGTGCAGGGGTGTAATCAAGTACACCAGCCATGGTGAGGGCGGAAGCAACGTCTGCGGAGCAGAGGATCATGTTGCCCTTTCCTCTACGAGTTCTCTGGGCGATAGCGTTAGCGTCACGCTCGATCTGGAAGATCAGACCCTTGAACTTCTCAACTGACCAACGACCGTTGGAGTCAACGTCGAGGTCGAAAGCGCCTTGGGTAGCTACGTTAGTAGCAGCACCTTGCTCAGCAACTCTGTAGATGGTTCTGATGACTTCGCGGTTGATCTCAGCAAGAATCTCAGTTGAGAGAATGTTTGCGAGTTCAGCCTCAGCATTCAGACCATGAATTGCCTTGAGGTCCTGAGCGAGTTCTAACGAGTACTCAGCTTTCAGAGCTCTTGACTTGGCGGTAACGGTGACCTTCTCGATCGAGAATGCCATTTCGTTGAACGCACCGATGCCGTCACCTAGGTTCTCAGCATCGTCGGTACGCAGACCCTGACCTACGCTGTAGGTGTCGCCAACAATACCTGAAGTTGGGTTAAGAGCAGCAGGGTTTGAACCAGCCTGACCGGTTGTACCCATACCAACAGCACCAGCGGTGAAACCAGCGGTACGGTTGAAGTTGCTGTCCTGACCAGAGAATGCGGAATCTGCCTCATTGAACAGAGCTTCAGCACCACCTTGGGTCTTATACTTGGAGCGCATTGCGAAGATGAGTCCAGTAGGACCACTCATTGGTTGAACGCCAGCGAGGTCATAAGCGACCAGGTTAGGCATTGAACGACGGATCAGGGAGATCAGAACTGGATCGAAACCAGCAACGGTCTGACCACCTGCTGAGGTGTAACCACCGTTACCAACAGCGTTGGTTGGTGATTCGTGAAGGAATTCGCGCTCTTCACGAAGAGCGATTTCTTGGTTCTCCAGGAGTTGAGCAGTAACGGCTCTACGATGGGAATCCTTGATAGGATCCATACCATCATAGTCCAGAAGGGGTGCCCACTTCTCCTGCAGATGCTCGTTTAGGGGCATTTGCATTTGATCTTTACCTCTTTTAAAAAGTTAGTTTGAACTGTTATTATTTAGAAATCACTTTTTAGCGACTCTTCTCAGAGTATCCATGTAGGATTCCATTAATGGTGATGCTGATACTTGACCAACAACACTGGTGCCTTCAGAGATAGTCTCTGAGTGGTCTCTTTGAGCGCCAGCGTGCTCTGGGAAGTAAGACTTCTTCAGAGTTACTAGCTTCTCACGATAGTCTGACTCACTTTCAAACTCAACATTTTCGGCAAGAGTAGCGAGCTTGTCTTTCTGAGAAAGGGCAAGTCCTTCAGCGACTTCTGCAAAGATTACATCAGCAACTGACTCGGCTAATCTCCTATTAAGAGCAACATTTCTTTCGATTTGCTCGTTGAGTTTAGACTCCATTTCATCTAGTTTATCTACCATGCTCTCGATTACATCATATCTATCTTCAGGGATGGTTACATAATGTTCTTCAAAAAGACCCTTCATTCCAGCGAGGAATGATTCGGTCATTTCAGTCTTAAGACCGTGCTCAACAGCGAGAGCGTTCTCTTGGATCCACTCATCGGCAACATACTCAAGGTATGCGTCGAGTCTTTCGGTCAGACCTTCTTTAATAGTTTCAATCTCTTCTACAAGAACAGTCTCGTATGCAGATTGAAGATTTTCCTTGATTTCGTTAACCTTTGATGTGATAGCAGCTTCGAAAATAGTGCGTGCCTTCTCTTGGAATTCCTCAGAAAGCTCTTCGCCTTCGAAGAGAGCTTGAACATCTTCTTCGATGTTGAACTCAGGTGCTTCCTCTTCGGTGACGACTTCCTCTGCAGAGATTTCTTCTTCAGAGATTTCCTCTTCAGTTACCTCTTCTTCTTCAGCAACAACTTCTTGCTCTTCATCAGCCTCAACTTCCTCGGCTCTAGCGGCTCTGGCGTTGACTACATTTTTGACTTGAGCAAGGGTCTTGCCTGGGGTCTCCAGTTTATTGGAGTCGTCGTCGGGTCTTGAGTTCTCGGGGGTAGGACCACCAAGATCCTCATAAGGAACACCGCTAGCTTGCATTGGTTCAGCAGGTGCAGCGTTTTGTGTTACTACGTTTTCCATTTCCTGTAAGTTGCTATCAGCGGACATTTTCTTTTGATTAACTTTGGTATAATCTATATTTATTTATAAATCAGAGATTTGATAAGAATTCGTTGAAAAGATTTAACTTATACTCTTCAAGCATTCTTTGATCGACAAGAGTATTAATACGTCTTTTTGTATTCTCTGCGAGTTGTTCACGAAGGATACCACCTTCCCAAACCCACTCTTTACCTTCCATAATTCCATTGACGAAAGCATCAGGAGCGGAAGGATCGGCAACGATATCAGCAGCAGTTGCTAACTGGAAATCTTCACCAACAATCTTGTGACCTTCGTTGGTCATTCTAAGTGAACCAACACCACGAGAAGAAACGCCAAGCATAACGCCAGACTCAAGAAGTGACTTAGCGATTTTGCCCATTGGGGTTTCAAGAATCTGTGCCTTACCTACAAAGTTATTACCTTCTTGGTTGAGGCAAGTGATCTTGTGTGAAACACGATCAAGATTAACGGTAGGACCATCTGGGTGACCAAGTTCGCCAAGAGCACGACCCTTACAGACGAAATTTTCGTTATAACGGGTTACTTCTTTAGAAAGAGTATCGATGGGGTACATTCTCCCATTGCGATTCTTGATCTCACCTTGAAGAAATACACCTTCGATGTATAACCTCTTGTTAGGACCTTTACCTTCGGTGATAACTTTTACGTTAGTTACTTCTTCTGTGATTAGTTTCATTTGTTTACCCAGTAAAACCTACTTTTGCACCTTTTACAGTATCAGCACTAGCAAATACGCAATATGATGGTTGCTTCTCAAGATACTCTACAGAGTTTGGAGGCATGGTCATTGAACCAATACCATTTCCACTTTGCGTCTCAACAACAGTAACTAATGCTGCACTTGCGGAGTTATTAACAAGACGGACAACAGTAGCATTACTAAAACTAGTTGCAGTTCCTGTTGTAATTGGCAGATTAATTTCATCCGCCAAAAGCAAAGTTCTTGCCATTATTCTTGATCCTCTTGTGATTCTTGTTCAGTTTCATATTCATCGCCAAACAAAGATGCCGCTACAATAGGTCTAGCAACATCAATTTTTTCAGCGGCTTTTGCGAATAATGCACTTTTAATAGCATCAGAAACATCCGATGCTTTTGCATCTGTCGCAATCAAATCGATAATATTATCCATGAAATGTTATAGTGTATATATTGTATATTTATATCTCTGCTTTTTTAGCGTCCTTTTGCATTTGAGCATCTACATCTGATGCATCCTGTTCCATATCTGGTTCAGTTGGAACCTGACCCAAATCTCCACCTTGAGGTAGAGGCTCTCCTGTAATTGGATCAATCATTGAAGGATCTGGAATGATACCTTTTTGAATCTCATCTTCAATCTGCGTATCAATTTCAATGATTTCAGCATCAGTTTGTCTGAGAATTTTCTTTCTTACATATTCAGTAGAGTAATACTTGCCAATGTAAGGTTCGATAGTTGCAAGGTTTCCGAGTCTACTTTGAAGTAGTTCTGCTTCTTTTAGTTCGGCAAATTGATTATCATACAGGAAATCATACTGAATATGATCAGACATAATCTCCCAGTCTTCGGGAGTAACAATATTTTTGAGAATCAATTGCGTTCTCAGCATATCGTTGAACATCTGAGAGAATCTCTTTCTCAGACGACCAACAAACTTAGCAAACTTAAGTTCGTCTCTCAGAATTTCAGAAGAACGACCAAGATTGAATCCACCATCAGCAGCGATTCTTGACTCAGGAACACCAAGTGCTCTATATAGTTTCTTTTGGAAATACTCAATATCGGCAAGTTCTCCTAAGTTTTGTCCACCAGGAAGTGTGGTAATTTCTGTACCACGACCACCCTCTCTTCTTGGAAGCCAGAAGTCTTCCATCATGGACATAAACTTACGGTCATCACGGATTTCTCCAGTTGAAGCGTCGTAGGCAAGTTTATTTCTGTAGCGAGACATAACCTCTTTCAGGTATTGCTCTGCCTTTACCTTAGGTAGGTTACCAACGTCAATATAGAAAATACGACGCTCTGGTGCTCTAGACAATCTATAGATAACCAAAGAATCTTCAATCATACGAAGTTGATTGAGTGCTTTGATTGCCTTATGCATATAAGACAATACTGTTCCTTTGTTCCTATCTACAAGACCAGAACTACAATATACAATGGAGTCCTTAGCAATTTTTACACCTTTTACTTTACCACCGGCACCACTGAAAGTTCCGCTTGGATAATTTGGTTTTGGTGTATAAACAAAATACTCTTCAATTTGTGGTTCTATTATCTGATCGGAATTATTTTTTCCTCCCATTGCAGCATTAGCAATAGCAAGACCGCGCTTGTCCTCTTTCTTTTCCTGACGGACAAACTTCATTTTCATTGGGTCAATGTATCTCAAGTCCTGAATACCTGCCTGAGGATTCTTGAGGTCAATGACTTTCAAATAGTAAAGTCTTCCGTCAACATACCAATTTCTAAAAATTTCATGGCACTTCTTATCGAAGTCCATTATTTCTTTGAGATATCTAAACTCGTCTCTAATTACCTGTTTCAGTCTATCACTAGCATTCAAGTTTGAGAGCTCAATCTCAACTGGAGAATCATAAAGATCGCTAACGATGGCTTCATTCACAACATCTTCAATGGCTCCATCACACTCTGGGTGAAGAGCCATTTCACGATATCTTTTAATTAAATCATGCTCAGTTCTATAGACACCTTCAATATCAAGATAATGCCCATAAAAACCACTACTAATATAGTTATCAACCCCGTCCTCATTAGTTTGAGGAACGGGGGAAATAACTGAAGGTGGTTTACTTTGGTCGCCGTCAATAGAAAAACCAAAAAGTCGTGCCATCGTATAACTGTTTGCTTATTATTGACTATTTAGTTGATGTCTTCACCACCAGCATTTGCAGCATTACCTCTTACTGCTTCCCACCAGAGAACTTGGAGTTCAACAGTAAACTCTTGAATAACACCAGTACTATCATATGATAGATCAATAGGTGCAACTTGAGTTGGGAAAACATCATAGAAATGATACTTTCTCAGGGTGCCGCCGTTACGATCAAGTTGGTAGATGTAAGCATCTGCCTGATAATCTGCTGGATTGGTTAGACCAGTGTTATCAGATACTCTATTTACAGTATTCATCCACTTTTCGAAAGCGGAACGAATAGCAAAGTCAGTATCGTTGATAACAGTGATTGTCCAAGTATCGAATGTACGATCTCCTGCTACTTTGAGGATTCTTCCTCTGAAAGGAACCTCAATAGGAGCAACATTGGATGCTGGAAGGTTTGCTGCCTTAACAAGGAAACGTGCCTTGTTAAGGATATCATTCAAACCATCAACTTGAACTGTGCTTGGGAATGAAAGCTCAACCTCAAAGAGGTTAGAGCGAGCACCGCCACCAGTCAGCTTACTCTTGAAGTCAGTAATCTTTCTTAGTGGGGGTGGATTAAGTTGATTTCTAGTTGCCATTTTTGTTTGCCTCTAAGGTTGATTAATCAAATAATTATCAGACGTTACCGATGACTTCCGAGAAGGAAACCCCAGTTCTGGTGGCGACAAAGGTTAGACCGATGAAGTTGATCGATCTGTTTGGTTTGATGTAGATATCAGCAACAAACTCGTTGTTGTCGATAACAGCAGCAGTATTATTTGTTTCATCACAAATAACGACATAATCAAAGATTCCTCTCTTAGCCTGGACATCGCGGAGGAATGGTTCAACAATATTTACAAAGTTGGTTCTTGTGATCTCATCGTTGAACTCGAACAGTTGATCCCTAGCGGCAGCAGCAATTGCTTGCTCCAGATAGATGAAGAGGCGGCGAACGTTGATTCTATCGAACGCTGAAGACTTGGCGAAACCAGTCTTATCACCAAATAGAACGATACCATCACCAGGCGAGAAGATAACAGGGTTGATTCTGTTAGAATACAACTTATCTCTTTGGACCTTGCTTGGGTTGTAGGTCAACTTAACAGCGTTGAGGATAGCACCTCTAGCAGTACCAGCAGGTGAGAACCATGGGAAGTTGTTGAGGTCGTTTCTAGCACACAGACCAGCAATATCACCATTTAGTGGGATATAACGGAAGGCATCAGAGAATCTATCATAAGTGTACTTATAACCACTATCAAATACAGCGTAGGATGATGAAGTGATAGGAGCGTAGAAACTCAGAACATTATCGGTAATATCAGAGTCCGAGTTAACCGTTACTGAACCAACAGCACTATCGTTAAGGAACGCTAGTCTGTATGGTGAGATGAATGCGATAGCATCTTGTCTTGCTTCAGCAACTGCAATGAGTTTATTAGCAAGAGCTTGTGCAGTCTCCTTAGCATAATTTGCTGAACCCATCAACAGGAAGTCAATATCATAGTTATCGGTATTCTCAAAGATACCATAACCAGAAGATAATTTGGAGAGAGTTGAAGTTAGAGCACCAGACGAGGTGAGGTCTGTTCCATCATCATAGTTCTTACCACCACCTAGGGTGTAAGTGTTGCTTCCAGAAGCTGCAAAGTTAACTCCATCAGCATCTTGATCCCAACCGATGTCGCTAGCAAGAGTAAAGTTGCTGCTAAACGCTGTTGTTGTAATACCAGCAGGAGCAGAACCACCAAAGACGTTTGTTGAAACGTTATAAAGATACTTTCTCCAGTAAGAAGAAGAACCTACAGAGTACTCGGCATCCTTTGCCTTGGAAAGTGCAACGTGCTTCTCAAGAATAGTACCAGCGTTTCCACTTACGGTTCCTTTGTCGTCAATAACAACAACATGGATTTCGTCGAATCTTGAGTTTCTAGCAGCAGCATAAGATGAAGTTGCAGGTCTATCAACGAGTGTATTCCAAGCAATGGTTGCTCCACTAGAAAGAGAAATGGTTTGTTGGTCAAACCAATCTTGTCTTGAGGTGTATGCCGTTTGACCTACTGCCGTTGTCTGACCAGTGGTGTGGATAGCAACAGAACCAGATGATGAGAAAGCATAAACACCAGCAGGTTGATAGTCAACCGAAGTCTCAGTTCCAGCAGCAGAAACGTGTGATAGAACTTTAACTTGAAGTGAGTATGGTGAGTCTGAAGTTCCAGAACCACTAATACCTGTGACGATTCCCTTTAGATAACCATCAAGGGTGCTGGTTGAACCAGAACCTGGTAGGGTGGATGAAATTGCCTGTGTGATACCATATCCAACAGAAATAGTTGGAACTGTAGCACTTGTTTGAACGCCAGCAATAATTTGATCTGCTTTAGCGTCAATAGTGGCGACTCTAACGCCATTTGCCCAAGAACCAGGGTTTCTAGCAGTAAAGGTTACTCCACTGATAGTGTTCTCCTGATAACCTAACTGACCATAATGTTCAGTACTCTTAATCTTGATACTAGATGCTGTTCCAACAAAAGCATTTGTAAGAGCATTATCGTCTGCTCTAACAACTTGAAGATTACCACCATACGCTAAGTATGAAGAGGCAACCATCCAATGCTCATAGTGCTTGTCGGTATTGTATGGCTCACCGAAATTCTTCAGTAGATCGGCTTCATCGCCAACAAGAACAGGTACATCGACTGGTCCCTTAGCAAAGGGAGCAACCAGAGCACCTACTGCACCATTAGTAGCATCAACTCTACCAACAGTGAGGTCAACCTCTCTTACTACAATTCCAGGAGATGCTAAATTTAGCGGCATCTTCTATTCTCCTTAGTCCAGAATTATTCTAGAAATATTTATTAAAAAGTGTCCTTTGAATGGGGAAACAGTGCGTGAACCGCTACCAGTCAGGATATTCCCACAGTTCTGTTGGTGTTGGTCTTTTCTTATTTGATAAAACTCTCTTCTTAGTACATTCCTTACATTCATAAGAATAGGCAGAAGGTAAAGCACCCCTGCCTTTTCTAGTTAGATAAAAGTCATCTATCAAATTTTTTATTTCTCCACAAATCCTACACTCCCTATCAAAAAGAAGTATGTGTTCTAGATTTATTTGATCTTCTAAGTCCATTAATAATATTCCCACATATAAGATCTATCACCATACTCATCGGTATGCCATCTATCTCCATCACTATCAACAAAAGTGCTTTCATCCAAACCATCCAATATAAATCCAAATGGAGCCATATCTTGTTCTATTTGATTTTTTTGCTCTTCATAAATTCTTTTACGAATATCATTATCGGTCATCTCTTTGAAGTATTCTTGTGCTACCAACCAAGAAAATATAACCAAGCACATCGCTAGGTCATCATTACATCCTTCCTCTGCCTCAAAGGAATTATGTCTTTGAGCAAATGTTGTAAGTTCCGATATAATATCGTAATCTACAGTCAATAACTTATCATCCTCCATAAGAGTTTTTAGGTTAGAGCAACCCAACTTCTTCACTGCTGCAGTCATTCTTACACCCATCTGCGATTTCTTACCAGAGAAACCATGCCCGATAACTTGTCCGGCACGACCTCTCATTGCAGCCATAAGCATATTTTCATATTCTAAATCATAGTGTAAAATATTAGCAACTTGTTCCCCAATATCATTAACCTCGATAAGTAACCAAGCATTATTATATCCCTTAGCAACATCGATAATAACACTTGGAAATAACATTGGTTTTATTTCATTATTTCTATACTTCGCCACTACCTTATATGGAAACTGTGTGATATCAAAAATAATAAATGCAGAGTAATCATTTCCAAGACCACGAGCAACGTCTACGGTGATTAAATAATTGTGCTCTTCCCGTGGTTTTTCATAAACGTCTAATCCGGCATTCCTTTTTATTGGATTTTCATAAACAAGATTTCTAAGTTTTGATGGGTTGATGAGAGTGTTGACTGATCCTAAGAATTCACACTCAAACTCAACCTTGAATTGTTGTTCTGAGGTGTTAGCAATAGTTTGCTCTTTCCATGCATCATCTCTACCGGGAACTTCTGACCAGTGAACATCAGTGGGAACATATTCATTTTTATTTCTTTCCGCATCATGCCACATGCGGTAGAAATGGTTCATACCCCTAGGGGTAGAAACAATAATTACCTTTGTGCTCTGTCCAGAAGAAATAGTAGGATAAACAGAGGCAAAGAAGTCATCAGCAATGTGATTTGGGATGAACGCGAACTCGTCGAGAAAGATGACATTATAGGATCCGCCTCGGACAGCAGATGACGAAGTAGAGTTAGACGAAATTTTGGAGCCATTTTCTAATTCTAAAGATCCTTTATTCCATGATATAATACCCTGCTGCATCCACTTCGGCAAGTTTTCATAAGCAAGTTGTAATCTTCCTAGAAGATCTCTAGCAGTAGATGCTTTGTTGGCTAGAATAGCTATATTAACATTGTCGTTGAAAACAGCATAATGTAACAAATATGAAACACAAGTCGTAGATTTACCCGTCTGACGGGGCATTTTACAGATATTAAATCTATTTTTGTGGAAATTACTAATCAGTTTCTCTTGGAATGGGTACATCTCAAAAGGCACCAGACCATGATCAAGCGACACGATCTTGATATAATTTCTAGCAAAATAAACTGGATCTTCTTTACACTTTAAGAACTCAATAATTCTATCTTCAGTCCATTCAATGGGAGTATTAGCTTTTTTGAGCAGAGGATTGCCCAAATAAACATCACTAGACATATTCATACCCCCTTTCTGGACCCCAATGTTTCATTCTGTAAGATAATCCCTGTATCGTTATACCTACATCATCTGCTGCCTCTTGTTGAGAAATATATATTTTTCCATTTATAGAAACTTTTTTGCTATTGGGGTGCTTCTCTCCACCCTCATACTTATGGCCAAAAGAGCGACCTTTCAGTGCCTCGCTTTTCTTTCTACAAGTTTCTTTACTATGCTTCCTACCAATATTTTTTTGAGTTGCCTTATTTAAATTTTCCATAAACCAAGCATCATTGTGCCACCCACACTTATGTATCTCTCTACTACAAACATATAAATGCTCTGGTATATCTTTTCCACCTTCACATCTTGGTGGGAAATGATGAACATCCATACCTCTCATCTGTTCCCAAGTTAATCCCCAATTTTTTCGAGCAATATTTCTTACTGTTTTAGGACTTAACCTTTCCCTTGGAACTTTAATAATAGCAGACACATTTCAATCCCAATCTAAAAATATTTATACAAGATAGACTTCACTCATAACGAAACTCCTTTTTAATCTTCTACATAAATGAACGAAGCACTAGCAGCAGTAATATTAGATGTTGATGAAATTACTGCGGTTATAAAACTATTTGGTGGAACATGAAGTCCAATTTCAGATAAATCAACATCAATGGTTGAGTTATCTGATACATGAAAAGCAGCAATAGGAGGTATTGATTGTGCTGCTAATGTAAATAATCCAGTGCTATCTTGAGTTGCATAAAGTGATGCATTAAAATCACTTTGAGTAGTCCATCTCAAATAATTTGTAAGAACTGGGTTCCAATATATGCGAATAACTGCTGGGTCTCCTGTTGTATTTACTGATGCAGTAAGTCTTCTAGGAAGTAAATCTCTTGTATTAATCTTACCTTGATAAACAAGTTTATTTTTAAGAGAAATGAGATGATATAAAGAACCAGGAGTGTTCATACTATCATTTCTGGTTGTAGTCACTGAATATGGAAGTTTTGTTCTTTCAACAATACCTTCAATCGCACCAAGGAAAGAAGAACCTCTACAAGTAACAACACCTACACCACCACCTAGATTTGCAGCAACATATCCAATCTTCATTGATGGATTGTCTAGGTGTGGTAGTTGGTTTCTATTTGAATAATGTTCGTGATGGAAGAAAATCATATCCCCATTTAGAGGATTTTCAATCGCATATCTAATCTCACCAGAACCTAACCAACGGAAGTTGATTTGATATACATTTAACTTAGATGGGTCTAGAGTAATACCAGAATATCCAGTTCCATCAAGTTTATCTAAATTAAAATCTTCTTGGAAAGTCCAGTTTTCTGTTTGTACTACCCCTGCCTGTCTTAATAATGCATTAAAAGATATTGTTGCGGTGCTTGTAATATCAAAAGTTCCAGTTTGAGGTCCAAGAGATGTTGCTAAAAATCTTAATCTTGATTGGTCATATTCAACCAAATACAAAGCATTAAAGAGTGCTTGTGCTCTTAATCCTTGTGCGAGTTGAGAAAGATTTCCTGCAAGTGTTCCTGAATTTACTGTTACCGCAGTAAAAGAAGTTCCATTCAGAGTGACTGTTACATTTCCATTATCAAGTGTGGTGAAGTCATAACCCTGAATTCTTGCTTTACCACCATTTGCACGAAGAACACCAAACTTCCCATTGGTGTGTGCATATCCAATTTGAATTGCTTGTTCTTGATTGAATAGTCCTGCTCTTTGTGTAAATCCTACTGGGTTATTTGAGAACGAACCAGTAAATCTGCAAACAACACCTTGTCCTGGACGGTATCTAATAAAGTTCGTACTTCTGATTACACCATAAGAATTTGCAGAAGAACCAGCACCAACTATAAATGTAGAGTTTGCATGAGTAGCAATTCCTGTTGCACTGAATGTATATGTCTCAAACTCTCTTGGGTCTAATCCATAGACAGCATCTGCCTGAATTTTTGGTGTAATTGGGACTGCAATATTCTCACCAAAAGCAGATTTAGAACAAGCACCTTCATTTAGAATATTTCCATACTCATCAGCACGGAGATAAACTTCGTGAAGTGTTCTTTCTTGATTTAAGTAGTCTTGTGTAGACTTATTCCACTGAGCCATTATTCACTCCACGATAATCTTTCTGGTTGATACCTCTGAGAACTCTTAATTTTTAAAGAACTTTGAGATTGTGATGGATAGATATTGTGAACAATCGCACCAGGATATTCTCCTTGAAGTTGTTCAGCGAGAGCGTTCTTATCCATCATAGAACCTTCAACCTCAAGACGATACATCTTTCCTTCCCAAACTACATCAGCAAAGAAAGACTCACTTGCGGTCTCTGGTTCTTGTGAACCACCTACATTTAAAGTTCCATTAAAATCACCATTGATGGTGATGCTTTCTTGTAAAAACTGTTGAAAACTTTTCATTAGCATTTCCAGCGACGACGGGCTTTACAAATTGCTTTATCTGGGTCTTTTGAGCAATCAATGTTATGCATGTCTTGCTGACCCTTAGAGCGAGCGCAGAAGGACTTTCTACGCTTTGATCTTCCTGGTCCAGGATCTTTCTCAGTTACGGCAGTCTTTAGTTTAGAACCAGGATTCTCACGACGATAAGCATTAACTGCTTTCTGACTCATACCATCAGTTTTGTCTGACTTATTTACTTTCTGCCAATCTTCTTCCAGTTCTTCTCTCCAGTTAGAGTATCCTTCTTTTACACAGTTGGGAACCATTTTCCCACCCTTCTTTTTCATACCAACTTGCTTGTAACCATCCCAGCAAGGATCTTCTTTTGCTTCGGCAAAAGCATCTGTAGAAACACCATCAGCATAAGATGATTGACTTGGAGTTGCTCTCTTAAATCTAGGTTTTCTGCTTAGATTAGAGGGGAGTTGATTGTCTCCTACTTTTTTACCTAATGGATATTTTGGATCATATGCACTTTGCTCACTAACAAGAGGTTCTGGTTTAATCAGATCAATTGTTTCAATTTCAAGTGCCTTGAAGTCATCTCTCCAGTTGGAAAACTCATATCCCTCTTTTTTAGTTCCCCAGTTATCAGCACCAACTTTACGGCACTTAACTAATGCACCAGATGCATATGCACTTGGCCAAACGTCATATCTTGCCTTTACTTTCTTATAGCAAGCATCTTTTTTCTCATCAATCAATTGACCCTTAACTTCTGTCTCTTGTCTGAGTAACTTTAATGCTTCACGAGTAGCATCGTTGTGTCGTTGCATACCATATGAAGCATGACCAATACCAGTTCCAGGCTGAATTTTTTCACCTTTCTTAGCAGCTTCTACACCAGATTTCGAAGCCTGTTGTGCTCTACGAATTGCAGCAAGTCCAAGAGCACCAGCACCAAGAGCAAGACCACCAGCAACTAAAGGAGCAAGTTCATCAAGTTGCTCACCTTTTGGTTCAAAGTGTTGTGCTAGTTTTAGTTTACTATCACTAGGAAGTTCTAAAACATCTTCAGGTCTACCACCAACTCCACCAGCAAGTTTTTTATTATCTCTAAACATTCTCCTAAGTGCATCAGCTCCACTTTCTCCGGGAAGAAGTTTAACTTGTTCTCTCACTATCTTTGCTTTACCCTTTCTATTTGGGTTTGGATCTTCTTTACGCTTCTTCTTTGCTCTCTTCTCTCTTTCATCCTTACTCATTGCTGCACGATCATCAGCATCGCGGCAGAATGGTTTGGTTTTTTGTCCTGGTTGTTTGGCACAAGGTTTTCCATCATACTTACCACCTGCCTGAACCCATCCACCACCAGAAAACCAGTCACGGAGTGAGTAGTCTTTATCTTTAGCGGACTTGCCATCACGCTTACCTTCTTCCATATAAGAAGCAGCAGCATCTGTGTTGTGCTCCGTATCAGTCAACTTTGCTTGAACCCAAGCAGGAAGGTTATCTGCGTCAGTTTTCTTTGCAAGAACTCTTGCTACTTTTTGTAGATTATCAATAGACTTTTTGACCTGAGTCTTAGCCATTGAGACTTCATGGTCTTTTTCTTTTGCTTCATTCATTTTCTTTTTACGTCCCTGACAATGAGCACGCTGAGAAAACCCTTTTGGGTTGTCGCAATCAATCGATTTTTTATATTTCTCAGACCAACCCATTTTCAGGTTATAAACTATTCCTTATTATTTAGAAAACCTTGCTTGAGTAGTTTTTGAAGTTCTGATGTTGATCCAACAAAAACTGCATTGTTAGTTACTGTATTTGGACCCTTATTGTTACCAACATCTTCTTCAACATCTTTAAGTTTTTTCTGAAGATCTATTAGTTTATCAGTTGTATCCGCAACACTTTTAATTAACTGACCCGCAACTTCATATGCTCTTGGACTCCCCCCTTCACCGGCAAGTTCCATGATTCCATTGATTGCTTCTTGTCCCTTTTCTATAAGTGAATATAGATTTGCTCTCGTATATTCATAATCTTTTTTAATATCAGTTTTCTGTTCGGGTTTTTGAATACTTTTGGGAGTATCATCAACCTCAACAATACTACTCTCAACATTTAGAGCATCGTCAATAGAATCAAATTCAGACATAAGTTATTAAATATCAGTTTGTTGTGTTGGACTGTAAGACTTAGAATCTCCAAAATATTCCCAAGTTTCTGTGAATCCAAAGTCGTCGCCAGGATCTGCGTTTATTGGATCTGGAACTGCTGTATATCTAACTTCTCTCTTCGCAGTTTGTGTATTTGTATCTGAGTACATATCAACAATAACCTTACGAATGAGACCTTCTGGATTATCAGCAACAGGACCGAATAGATAAGTTTTAGCGGTAAACTGTAAAGTATATATTAATGCTCTTCTTGTGGAGAAGTCTCCTTCATAGTCATCTTGCATTCCAACGCTGTTTAGAACTACTGGAATATCTCTTTTTTCTCCAATTGAGTCTACTAAGTCTATGGTTAAATTAAACGATGGTTGGAAGTAAGGTAAAATTTGCTCAACAATTTGTAAAGCATCATCATTCAACTTACAAAAAATACTCAGTTCAAATCCAATGTTATATGGAACAGGCATAAAAACCTTTTTCATTCGATCATTATCATCGACCGCTCTAAAAGTCTGAGTTATACCAGTTTTTCTTGAGGCATCATATTCAATAGAAGTCATTTCAAACGACATTCTTGGTAAAGTAATTTGAACTGGTTTGTCCAGGTTTGCTTGCTGCTCAAGTCTTGCTAGAAACTTTTGAGAAGGACCATAAGCTAGAGGAACACTTACAACACTATTGATATTTCCACTGCCATCTTTGTGTTTAATATCAATTTGGTTAAATAGAGTTCCAAATGCTATAATAGTTTTACGAATTATTTCGTGATAGTAATAAGTTCCTAACATTAGTAAGTACCGAATGGATTAGACTGTGAAAAGTCCAAAATGAGATCTGCTGCTGCTTCAATTTCTTCATTTTGTCTATATTTATCTGTCTCTGTATTCGCCACAGAAACTCTAGTTTCATAAACAGCACCAGATTTTGATCCAGTAATTGTTTCACCCGGATAGAACGAACCAGTTACAATACCAACTCTTAGAATATTGGTATCTGTATCCCAGTTTTTAACTCTTGCTGTAGATCCAGATCTCGATCCAGTTACAAGTTCGTTGAACCAGAATGTTCCAATACCAGTCGTCGCGGCAGCTGCAACTGTTACTGTTGGTGCAGAGAAGAATCCTGCTCCAGCATCTGTAATATAAATTGCACTGACAGTTCCAGCAGCACTTACAATAGAAGTTGCAGCTGCTGGTAGATTTGGCGACAGTGATGGTAGTGAGAAAGAAACCGATGGCGCAGTAGAGTAACCAGCTCCACCATCGTTAACAACAACATTAACAACACCTTTTCTATCGGTAATGATTCCACAAGTAGCAGCTGCACCAGTTCCACCACCACCAGTAATAGTGATAGTTGGTGCTACAGTGTACCCAGTACCAGCATGAGTAATAAGAATTTCTTTAATAGAAGTTATACTATTTCTAGTTGTTGTAATAGCAACTGCTTGAGCGTTGGTTCCTCCGGAAGGTGCCGTTGTAATTGCAACTGTTGGTGTTCCTGTAAATCCAGATCCATCGTTGTTGAGGAAAATTTGTCTTATATAACCAGTCCCAATACTGGCAGTTGCTGTTGCTCTTGTTCCACTGGAATACATTGATAGATCAATAATGTTTCCAATATCCTCAAGAACTTCATCTATTTCGTCGATAGAAGTATCTAGAACTTCATCCTCATATTCGAAGAGTTCACATTGAAGTTCATAAACATAATTTTTTCCCAGTTGATAGAAAGGTTTTTCATGCTCAACAAACTTTACTTCAAACAATCTCTTTCCAAGTGGGAAGTATACTAAATCACCTTCTCTTGGTCTATCAAAAACAGTAATTTCTGTATCATCTTCACCGTCCAAAAATGGCGAGATGAAATCCTCAAATCTTTCTTTTGAGATTACTAATGATACTTCATCCCTAACACTAACACCAAACTTGGTCATAATATCTCCAGCACCACTATAACCATCATAGTTATTGAGATATGCTTCTAATAAAAAATTATCGTCAAAAACGGATGATTGTATCTCTTCAATGATAGTTTGTTTTCTTACAAACTTTCTTGGAATATAAGTTACTTCGATACCATATATTTTGAGTTGTTCATTGATCAACTCTTGTATTAATCTTTGTTCTCCAGAAGAACCTTGTAAGAAAAAGGGATTAAGTGCCATTATCCAATAAAATCGAGAGGTGGTAGTTCATAATCCATAGACATACGAGATTGAATCTCTGCAAGTTCTCTTTCAGCATCATCATATAATTGTCTACCATTAAGTTCAATTCCACCAGGAAGTTTTACACCATTGAACTTGATTAAGTTTTGACCCCACTGGCGTTTAATAAGAGCAGTTAGGTATCTCTTTAAGAAACTATCATTATAAACACCAGTATATGAATCTGGATCTAATATTCTATGGCAGTCAATAATAATATAGTCATTTTCACTCATACTCTTCCAATCAATATCCAGATACAATCTATCTTGTCTCTTATTGTATCTAATTTGTTTATCTGGAGTTAAAAGGAAGTCAATATCCTCCAAATAAGTTTTCGTCATTGCATATTGCAATAGTTCAACCGAATTGAAGTAGTAGAGATCATTCAAAAACAGTTGATATTTGATACTAAACATTCCACCAGAAATAGAACTAGTATCAAACTTAAAGATTTTTTCAATTCCAATAACAGAATCTGGAACCTGAATGAAATTGGAAGTTTCGTAGTAATTTGAAGTGGTTGTCCCATAACCACTGATAGTCGTTGAAGTAGCACTTGTAGTTACGATACCTGCGGTATTTGTGCTTCCAGATTCGTTTGATGCCCTTCCTCTATCTAAGTCTGCTTGAGTGAATCTATACTTCAGATACATTCTCTCAACACCATCAAAATGACGCTCTTGAAAATACTGAAGAGCATCATCTACCAGGTCGTCAATTTGATCATCATCAACGTTGATCTCCAAAACTGGAGCGCCCAAACGTCTCAAACAATAATCGATAAGTCCTTGGCGTGTTGATGGTTTTGCCATTAGAATTCCTCAGCAGATAAATTATCCGTCTTTTGTGTGGATTTTTTCTTCGTTTGCAATTTACTCAATTCTTCCTCTTGCTCATTCACTTTCTTTTTGAGAGCATCAATGGTTTGATTAGCAACCATAATCTTTGCTTCTAAAGCAACAGTTTGTGAAAATAAATCTGATGCTTTTTGCTGATATACTAAAATCATGCTTCTGTAATCAGTTTCATTCATAATTGATACAAAAAAAGGTGGGACTTGCCCACCTATATTTATAATCGCTAGTTAATTTTAGAATGATCCACCATCTATGGTGATATTTTCCAGACTTCTTGTAGATCCACTACAGGAGATAACCTGCGACTGACCAGCACAATCATTAACCCACAGAGAGCCAATTTCAAAATCTGCATATGTGATACTACCCATAACACTGGTAGTTTCAGTAACTTGTGAAGCAACTACGATTCTTCCAGCACTGTCGTCCCAGAACATAGCAGCGGTCTTAGCGGAACCGCTGTAGTAATGTAGAACAATACCAACGTCAATGTTTGCGTCGGAAGAAGGAGCAACAAGTGAACCACCGCTGTTGACTAGACCAACCTCAATCAGAGAATCTTCAACTTTCAGAGTCTCTGTATTGATGATGGACTGAGTTCCAAGAACGGTGAAGTTTCCGTTAACAGTCAGATCATCAGCAACCGTAACTGTTCCACCAGTTGAATCGAGTGTTAGACCACCAGATGAGGTAGAAACTGTGTTACCATCAATGGTTACGTTATCAACAGCAGCGGCACCCGTTACGGTAAGTGTAGTACCATTGAAGGTTAAGTTTCCACTATCCTCAATAGCGCCTGAAGTACCAGCAAGAACAACACGACCTGAAGTTAGATCTGATACTGTTGCAGACGAAAGAACTGTTTCAGCACCAGAAACATTTAGACCGCCATTAAAGTCAACAGCACCAGTTACTGTAAGACCAGCACCAACAACAGCATCTTTTGTAACAGCGATGGAATCTGTGACTGATAAATCGCCAGTTACTGTGAGAGTTGAACCATCAAAGGTTAGGTTTCCACTATCCTGGAGAGCACCTGAAGTACCAGCAAGGACAACACGACCAGAAGTGAGGTCTGATACTGTTGCTGAGGATAATACAGTTTCTCCACCTGAAATATTAGCACCACCATTACCATCAATAGCGCCAGTTACTGTAAGACCAGCACCGATAACAACATCAGTTGCGGAAAGATTTGCGATAGTTGAAACGCCTGTGGAATTTATATTTCCACTTACGTTACCTGTTAAGTCTCCCTGTACTCCACCGCTTGCATAGAAATTAGTAGCAGATACCGAGTTATTACTTGCAGTTACACCACTACCAACAGCAAGGACAACTCCATTTGCCATTGATGTGGTTCCAATAGCAAGAGCATAGTTAAATGCAAATGCATCAGTTTCAAATCCAAGAGTCCCACTCTTGAACCACATTAACTGTTTATAAGTATCTGGAAGTGTGTTAATACCAGATGCAGCAAATGATACTAATGGAGATCCCTCAGTAGATGCAATTGCCACTCCAGCATGATTAGCGGTATCCTCATTAGGAGTAATGGAAGTTGTATATCCAAGAATAATATCTTTGTTTTCAATAAAAACATCTTGCCCTCTAAGAGCAACAAAGGTTCCTCCAATTGTTACATTTCCACTAACATTAATATCGCCACCAACGTTTAGATTCCTCTGTATTCCTACACCACCATCAATAATTACAGCACCATTATCATAAGATGTCGATTCGGTAGTTCCCGTGAATGAAACAATTCCAGAAAGTACTGAGTTTCCATGTGATGCAAAACTTTCATCAACTTCAAATATTCCATTTACGAAAAGATCATCTAAAATATGTAAATTATAAATTGTAGAGAATCCAGCAACATTAATTCCATTATTACCAACTACTATTCCATTAAAAGTGGAAAAACCAGTTACATTTAAGTTTTCGCTAAGATTTAAACTTCTTGCGTAAATATCTGCCCATCTATTAGATAATGATCCCAGATCATAATATACATCTGTGGTTGGGATAAGATCGGATGCAAATTCTCCGCCAACAATAACATCATCAGATCCAGAATCACCAAGATTAATTGTTCCGCCACGGAATGTTACTACACCGACAAACTCCGAATATCCACCAACATGTAGGTTTTGCTTAACCGTTAGGTTTTTAGCAATACCCATACCTCCGTCAAGTTGAACGGAACCAGTATTTTCGTCACCTAAAGTATTATCCGTAGTGTTGGTTACAGTTGTAATACCAGAGATATCAGTGGATGCTTCAATATTCAGATGACCCTGAATCGTGGTAATACCAGTCAGAGCTGAGTTAGCAGAACCAGCACCCCAAGTTAGATTTCCATTTCCATCATTAGTGAGAACGGAACTTACAGCACCTTGAGTTCCTGGGAAAGTATATGTTACAATACCAGCAAGAGATGCTGGTGCCGCAAGACTAATATAGTCCGAACCATTTGAACTACCTTCAACAAGGTTAACTGCAGAACCAGTACTTTCAGTTTCTACTCTCCAAAATCTGGATGAACCTACAAATTTATTAGTTGCTGTTTCTGAAGTTAAACCAACATATAGATCGTATCTATCTGTTGTAAACCCGGGTTCACCTGCCCTCAATCCTGGGAGATTATTAAATAGACCCCTCTTAAACTGTAATACAGGAGCAGCCATTTTTTAACTTTACCTTTTTTATCTATTTATTCCAAAAAATTATTCAAAAATTTCCATAATCAATTACATCATTAGGTACTGCATCAGCAAGATCCATTACATATGCTGGAGTAACATGTATATACTTATTAGTTGTTGAATCATACATCAAAATAGAATAATTTGCTTTAGCAGTTATATCAACGTCAGTTAAATCTGCAACAGATGATGTTGCAGATTTGTTGGAAGCAATAACTCTGATTCCTTGTTTTTGACCGACCCTAACATTGATGTTTGCCATTAGCGAGTAACTCCTTTACTTACCAATACCATTCCCTCAACGACTCTTGTTATATATGAAAAAGAATCTGTAACAACTACATCATAAACATACCTGCCTTCTTTTAGGTTTGCTGTTTGTGTTGTAGATAAACCAATTCTAATTTGTCCACCAGCACTACTATAAACACTAGTAGTAAATGTAGTTACACCAGTAGCACCGGGATGTTTTCTCATTTCAGCTTTAACAGTATATCCACTTAAATTGAGTGCAGAATTAGTTCCAGCATCTTCTAACGTGAAAACTTGACTGAAATCAGTTCCACCATTGATAACAATATTACTAACGTAAACAGACATCTTATCAAATGGTCTTTACAAGTATTTATGCTAAACCAGAGATAGCAAAGTTCTTGATAACTTCTTGTTGTTTGAGATAAAGTTTAAAATAAGATTTAGCGAAACTTTTTAACTCATCAACATCCAATTCGTCAATAAGTCTAGAGAACTTTTCATACTCGAACATTTTATTGATCGACTCTAGTTCAATTTTGTCTGGATCCATTGATAATCTCCATAAGTAGGGATTTGATTTCACTAATATCTGTTTTTATTTGATCAATTTCTTCTCTTTGTTTTCTTCTTTCCGATCTCAATTTAACATACTGCAAATATTCAGTTGTATCAGTATTAACAATAGCACCCGAATCTTCACGAAACAGGTGCTTATGACCTTCAACTCTTTTCATCTTATGCTAGGGCAATAGTTCTAAGATCCTTGAATCTCGGTGCTTTTGCTTCATTTGTTCCGTTCATAACAATCTTAATTCTAAATGCATTGAATTGCTCAAGTTCATCAGCACTAAACTGATACTCAAGAAACTCTCCATCATTACTTGCGCGTACAAATGCGTCCGCTCTACCACTATTTAATGTAGAATCTATGACAGCATCACCATATCCATCGCCATCAGTATCTTTAAGGTTATCGTAACCTGGGAACAATTCATATGCTTGTTCAACTCCATTAGAGTCTGCTCTAAAGAGTTGGTAAAGAACTCTAAAGTCAGCTGAAGAATGGCGATAAGCAGAAACAAGAACTTTGAGTGATGTTGCTGGTTGCTTAAGTCTAACTATGCTTGTGGCGTAAATAGCACTATGTGGATCTTCTTGAACTAAATTAACTCTACCATCAAAAGCATAGTCGCTGATTGGATTATTCAGTCTATTTCTACCAAATACAATAGATGCTGTAGAAACATTAACAGCAGGAGACAGGTTTGGATCTGCCGTATTCATTGTTAGACCAAGTGTAAATGACTTGTTCTTTGGTAATGATGAGAGTCTTGTAGTCTCATTAATTTGGGATGCTACAAGTCTTGTAGTCGTTAATTCATTTACATTGTTTAGTTCAATAGTCTCATAACCCTGATCAATGAATGATGCTTCAGAACCTCCAGCACTTGTACCAGAAACTGTTCTAATTTGGGCAGACAATGAAGTAGTCTCTCCAGGTGTCAGAACACTGAATTGTGGATCAATTCTATTAAATTGAACATTCTTAGTTGCTGAGGCACCCTTACCACCGATAATATTTTCATCGGTGAAACTCAACTGACTGTCTCCAGAAGTTCTTGATCCGCGATCAATTTGTAAGTGATAAGTATCAAAGTCTCTTTCAGACTTGAGAGCGGTATCGGTTGGTAGATTATGTTGGGTATTGATTCTAGTTAGAGAAATACCATTCAACTCATAAGCATAGACCTTATCACCAATGGAGTGCTTTCTCGTGAGTGAACCGTCAACACCTCTAGTTCCAATACCAAGTGTACCAGCACCTCCACTACCTGCGGTAATAGCATTATAGAAGATGATCTCATTATTTACTTTCAAGTAACCTTGAGAAGTTGAGATACCTTCGAATGTTGCAAATAGTGAGGTATTAGCAACTGAAATAGTAGTATCACTAATTGCAAGTTCAGCGTTAAGAGTTGTTGGAATAGTGTCTGGTGCTAGATCAGCAAGAACAACTATGTTGTTATCGGCGTGCATTCCATGATTTGGTTGAGTAACTTCAATAACTCTTCCATCATAAAGATTACTGATAACAGCAGAGTCACGAATATCTGTGTTAGCATAAGCAACGGCAGTACTTGGATTACTATAGACAACCAAGTCTTGTCCAGCAGTAAACTCTTCACCCTGAACATTTGTTAGATATAGTGTATCTTTTCCACTCAGGGTAGCTACAGAAATCTGGGCATTTTTGCCTTTCACAACACTTGAAGTAGTAATGCCTAGGATATCTCCAACAACATATCCATTTCCAGCAAGAGTGATTGTTGGCGTTCCAGATACAGATCCAGCAGAGAAAGTAATAGATGCAGTAGCACCACTACCATTTCCAGTTATGGAGTAAAGTGGTACATTTGTAAATGTACCATTGCTGTATCCAGCACCAACTCTATTTACAGAAACTGTATTGAGGTTTCCACCAACTTGCTCAATATACCCACTGATAGCAGAGGCAGTTGTACTATCACTTACCTTCTTACCGATAGTAAGAATACTATTCATAGAAGTGGTAGTTGTAATACCAACCTTCAGTTTTCTTGGTAAAGTCTTAATAGAATTCTCATTAAGTTGTCCAACGTTTGTGTCTCTGGTTCCCAGTGATGGATTATAGAAATAAGCTACGCCAGGAGTTGTGGTGAAGTTTGCTTTATAAAGTTTGAACTTAAGATCTTCAAACTGGTTAGCAGTCCAGATAGTACCGTTTTGAGACTTGAAGAGGCTTCCTCCAACATATTGCTTGGTAGCAATGACGCTCTCGGCATCTGGTAGAGTTGAAGTATTAACAGTCTTCTCACCCATTCTAGCAATCCATACTTCATACAAATCTGAGTATGGTGAAAGAAGAACAAGAGCATACTCTGTGTCTGCTTCAAGATAAACTGGAGATGGGAACTTAATGTTAGTTGCTACTGAAGCATCTCTTGATGTCTGAATCTGAGATGGATCAATAGTAACTCTTGAGTATTCTGTTACAAGATTTTTAGTAGGAATACCAAGTTCAACAGTTCTTAGTTCAACAAACAGTTTTTCACTATCATCTTTATTGGCGAAGAATACATCCACACCAGTCATAAATGCACCAGTTTCATCAACGGTGAATGACTGCGCTAGTGGATCATATCTTTCAACTTCTGTAATTCTTTCAAAGATATCGATTCTTCCTGTAGTTGTATAATTTGTTTCAGCACTACTAATAAGTGTGCTTCCTGGTAGTTGTGCTTCATTAGTAGCACTTGAAGTTAGTCTAAAGGTCTTAGTTCCAGTTGTGAATCTTAGTGGAGGTGGTGGTGATGCTAGTGGATTTCTAAAGAACATAGAACCATAGATATCACCAAATGTATCTGCTACTAGTCTGATATTAGCAACAGATGCTTGAGCACCGCTAGTTTCTCCGAGAAGAACCATCCCAGTGGTGATATAACCATTATACTTACCAAGAACCTCTTCTTGTAACGCTTCAACATCGATGTTTAGAACTGTTGATGATGCTGAGTATGATACTGGGAGTGTAATTGATTTGTTATATGGATTCAGACTAAAGGTTGATGATGGATTTCCACCAGGACCGGTCTTATGATTTGGTTGAACAACACGGCAAGTAAATAGATTTGTTCCTCCATCATAACCTCTTACGGTTTCACCAACTTGGAATACACCAGAGGTCATACTAATTTCGATAAGTTTTGGAACAATATCGAGACCACTAGTGCTATCAAAGAAGTGATAATGTCTTGCTAATGGTCTTAATCCAATAGCTCTGAATAGAACATTCCTGGAGCGAATATGTGGATCTGGTGTAGAAGAAGCAAGAACAGTTCTTGAACCAACAACTCTTGTAGCACCTCCAGAACCACCAACTGTTCTAGTTCCACCATCCCTAACAATTGTTCTAGTCCAACTATCTGTTTTTGGACTTAGTTCGATGGAACCATTAAATTCAATAACGTTAAATGGGTTTACGTTCTCAACTCTAGTTGCTAAAGGTTGCTCAATCCAAGACTTTTCGGTATATTTAAGAGTAATCAGATCACCCGTCTTTTGAACATTTGAATCAAGAAGACTTAGATTTTCGCTGAAGTTAGCCGTCTCTAAGTTAATGGATGGATCAAGAGATGGTTGTGGTGATAGTGAGTGGAAGTCAATAGGAGTGATCAACTCATTATCGGATGTATCAATATCGGCAGTTGTTTGTGCTTTATCTAATCTCTGATTATCTTTGAAGTCATCTACAAAGAATCCAGACTTGAATCTGTCTAAACCATCAACGTCTCTGATTTGTAAGGTCTTGGTGCTGAGTTCTAGTAGTGAAAGTGAAGTTACAGTTTCGAGATTCTCCACTCTATCTTCAATCTTTCCAATGTCTCTCATTGTATATCTTCTATTATCAACAACAGTAACTACTGCATCACTGGTGTTGTAGAGATATGCTGGTAGAGAAATTGTTCCGATCTCCATAGCATCATCACTGTTTGATGGTGCCTTTGGATTTTCTGCCGATGCACCTTTAATTACAGTGAAAGCACCTTCTTTGTTTAGAACTACCTTATCAATTCTTGGTAGATAGAAGTCGTATCCAACGAGTGAACTTTCATTTGGAGCAACAACTAACGTTGGATTGATTCCAGCAGTTGCGAATGTTCTGCTAGCAAAATCAAATGGAGATGCAGTAGATGAAGTAAACTGAGCAACTCTTGGTCTAAAGTCAAGAGTATCTGTTGCTCTTCTTCCATCACTCATCAACGGAATGTCTGTCTTATATCTTTCAGCAGTATATGAGTTTACTGTGTAAAGATTTCCAGCATCGTTGGTTGGAATGGAGTAATGATTGAAGATAATCAACAATCTGTGTGAAGGGATATAGTTGTCCCTACCTCTTACAATCCTAGCATAGTCGTAGAACTGATCCCTTACACCCTTATCAAGGGTATACTTGCTAGTAATATCTTGGTAGTTACCTTCATTTACTGCCTGAACGGTTGATATAATGTTTGATTCACCAAAAGTAGCAACTTCGCCAACTACAAACTTATTCGAATTCAGATAGACAATCTCAACCTTAGTTGCAGAAGATCTTGTTACAACTTGAGCAATGGCTCCGCTAGTTGATCCAACAACTCTTTCCCCAAGAATAGAGTTTGCATCCAAAGATAATCCTGAAGGGAATTCAATGGAATCTAGAGTTGGAGCAGACGTATCATATGATTCATATATTGCTAAAACTTCTACAACATCTGGGAAGTTTAGAGATATTTCCTTATCTTGAACTCTTGTTCCATAATAAGCACTTTCTGTAAGACCACTAATAGCAGTGGATACACCAGAAACACTATTAATAACACTGACCTTTTCGCTTCTAGTGAAGTTTTTTGTCTTGCTTGTGATAGAGTTCTTCTTAACAGTTGTATTAACTGTGACGTTTCCAGACTGAGAAGGAGTTAATCCTGTAAATGTAATAGTCTGACCATTTGAACCAAGAGTAACTTGGTCGGATGATAGGTCTTCAATAGTTCCATTAGAATAGAATACTCCGTATCTTTCCGCATCAAATGTCTCAAAGAAAGCACTGCTAATACCAGTAGATGAAACGTTTATAGTTAAAGATCCAGTAGAACTGGTGGTTTGTTGTTTGAGTTGACTCGAAACTAAAAGGTTAGATCCGGCAAGACTTACTGAAGCAATGTTCTCTTGTTCGAGTGGAGCAAAAAGACCACCATTATCTTCTACTAGTGGAGCTCCAAGAGAAAATGTAACATCAGTATTGCTACCTGGTAGAGAACCATTACATACACCACTAACGCTTTCTACGGCAGCAACGGTCATACTATTATCATTATTTACACTGACGACTCTATTGAAAGTTTCATCAGCAACACCAGGTATCTGATACCTGATGATAGTATCACTCTTAATTCCAACAAAGTTCTTTCCTGGACAAGTTACGTTACCACCACTAGTAATTCTGATGGTGTCGGCAATACCAAAGTTCTTAGCAAGTTTTCTTTGAAGAACTGAGTCGGCAATAAAGTCCAGACTCATATCAGAATCAATAGAATCTGAGTTTTGGTAGATTGATTTAACATCTTCAATACCAAAAGTCTGAATAGTCTTAATCGATCTTGAAACTTCTTTAGTTTCATTAATCAGAATTTGTTCACCTTCAATAAAGGTTCCAGATGTTTGGATGAGATTAAGAGTGGCGCTACCACCAGGTGCCGTCTCAACATAACCAGAAGCGCCACTACTTACACCTCTAATATAGGAACTAGCAGGGACCTCTGCAGTGGTTACAGACTGGTTTAGAGTGATCTTTGTGTATGTTTGAATATCAAACAGATACAGATCCCAGTCAGAAGTATCATCTGAATATGCTGCGTCCGTTAAACTAAACGAATATACTCTTGCCTTACCAATTTCAGTTCCAGTTGCTGCTGTGCTAGAAGAACCTCTTCTTTGGTTTTGTAACCTAACAATGTTATCATTGTTATTAATACCGAGAATAGGTGTTCCCTGAACATTATTAACTCTTATTAGTGTTCCAAATTCAAATGGAACAAGTGCCGATGAAATACTCTTCTTATCTCTTGGCTTTTCTACATCAATATTAGTTGTTGAAATAGTCTCAATATCATATCCCTTAACGTAGGCTCTTCCTGGAGATACCTTTACGGTCATCAAATCTTCTGACGGAGTATTTCCCTGATCGGTACTTTGACCTTCAGTATAGACGCCACCATTAGATAATCCATTATTTAATGATTCATTTACTTCTACACTAAATTCGTCTACAGCATAATCACCAGACTCTTCAAAAGTTCTCTTAGCAAAGTAATCTCTAATCAGATTATAACTTGACTTGTTTTGTAATTTTTTGATCTGACCATTTTCAATTCTGATCAACTCTACAAAAGTTTTATCGTCAAAGTCTGTTAGGAGCTTCTTGGATAATGTTAGAGAAATTTTCAGTCTATCGGCACCTGGTGCTGCATAGTTTGAATATCCTTTAGCATTATCATAAAGAGAAGAATCATCTTTAGCTGTTACAATCTCTTCTAAGATAGTTAGACCAACTCTATAAGATGAATCTGCTCTATATGCATCAAGAACAATTTTATCCTGTGATACATCTACAAAAGTTCCTCTAATAAAATAAACACCGTTAGCAATACCAACAGCAGTTCCAACTGATGTAGCATCTTCATCAATCAGAGACGCAACAGTTTCGCCTGCATTTACTGTGGTGTTACCGTAAGTAAATCCTGTTTCTGTAATCAGGACTTCACCATCAGTGAAAGGAACTACTTCACCAGCATTATCTGCATTGAGATATCTTACAAATAATGTGAGATTAGTGATTCCTTCTGATTCGGAAATATCGAGCCACTTATCAACTGTAGCAACAACACCAGAGGTTTGTCCTCTAAGTTTCTTTCCTACTAAGTTAGTAGCATAGATGTTAACATCAATACCCAAATGATCGGCATTGAGTTTTACCGAGTTGTAATTAGCATCAAAGGTTACCCCACCAGGGATAACCATTGAACCTTCCTTGAAGACGTGACTTCCAAACGACTCTATCTGATTTTGTAAGATAGACTGGAGAGTTGTTAGCTCTCTCGCCTGGATTGGATATCCTGGTTTGAATAAAACCCTATAGAAGTTATCTTCCTTATCAAAATCATCGTAATAAGGGTTTATATTGAGATTCGTTTTCTGTGGCATTTTTTAGAATTCCAGGATAATTTTAACGTCTTCTTTTTGTCTAGAATTTCTGGAGATAGCGGGACGATTATCAAGATATACAATATCTCCCGACCCTTTATTTATCTCAGGACTGGCAACTCCGTTCGTAAACTGAGTCCCAAGAGAGATAAGTTTTGTTCCAGATGGGTTTGTGCTAATACCAGTAAAACCAGTATCAATTGAACCAGAAAAACCAGAAGTTGATGTTACAGCGTTTGCATTTGAAGCAAAATCATATAGTTTAGCATTTGTAGAAACACCGACATAATCTGTAGTATCAAAGTATGTCTGATTCAAGAAAGAATTTCTATCTTGGAAATACTTAAGAACCTTTGTCTCCAAATCATACGATGCAACATACCCTTTAGCAGTACCACCAGTTACCGATTGACTAATCTTGTCTCCAACTGATACAGATCCAGTAGTGGATGTAAACTTAAGTGCTCCTAAGGATGAGAATTGATTTTCAGTGAATAAGTTAGTAGATCCAATGGAGGTTGGATTCTTTACAATTCCAATCTGAGCAAATGTTACGTCAGTTGGGAAATCTTTTGTTGAATCATCAAATCTAGCATAAACAAGAACTTTATCAGCACCAAGTTCTCTGTAGATATCATATCCATGACCCTTTGAAGGTGGAATGATTGGAATCAGTTTAGCCTTGGTTGAAGAGTTTGAGTTAATAGATCCAAGATCAACCATACCATAGGTGTAATCTTTACCGCCAGAAGAAACAACAGTATTTGTTACTTTTCCGTTAGCATCAACATCTACAATAACTTTCGCTCCACTACCATCACCCAAAATATTCAATTCGTGGGATCCTTGTGAATATCCAAGACCCTGAGTGTCGATATAAACTTTCTTTATCTGATTTTCATTTGTATCAGAATCTCCATTATTTCTTACTGCTGCAATTTGAGCGTTAGTTGAAGATGCCCAATCACTAGGTAAAGAAATATATTCTGTAGAGTCAAATTTAATAATATCACTAGGGGAAACACTATACAGATATTTCCAAAGATATCCATCACCACTTACACCAGCTTTGGATGGTTCTAAATCTGTAAAGGTTGGTTCATCTAAAGAAGCATTCCCTGCAGTATTAATTCCTGAAGATCCATTATCAATACAAATATAAACCTTATACTCACTATTCATTACATAATAATTTGTATCATAAAGTCTTGAAGACTTTGTAGTTGGTGAAAGGTTGGTCAAGCTATAATCATGACGATACATTTCATATTTTGTCCCCCTCGTCCAGTCAACTCTTCTAACAAGTCTTCTCACGTTGGAAGAAGTTACCTTCTTACCAAAAGACATGTTATCACCAACAAAATTCTGATAATCAAAATTATCAGTTGGATTGGGAGTGTTAGTATCCCAATCCGTTGTTCTACCGTATCCAACTACTGCTGGATTAGAAAGACCTACAAAAACATAATATGAGTTAGAAGAACTGGTGACGGAATCTACAAAATTTCCCGCATTTAATATTCTAAACTGATCTGTTACAATTGCCGCCATCGTAATAGCTTTTTTCTATATTTATAACTATCCTAGATCCTTCCTCAGTGCTCCACCATCTCTTAAACCATATCCACGTCTTTGAATTGATGGGAATGTTGATAATCCAGAGTCAACTGTTAGACCTGTTACACCAATAGAAACTGGTGAAGATGCTCTAGTGAACCCAGAAAGTCTACCCCAAGAGAAGTGTCCGCGTGGGTCTGTAGCACTACCAGTTGTTGATAGACCAGTTATCGGTGTCGTAGATAGAATATTGCAAGTAGCAACTCCAGTTGTAGCAGAAGAGTGGAAAGAGTTAATAATATAAATGTTATCTAAGAATGTTGTTCCAACACCTACTACAGAAGAATCTGATCCGTTGATAGAAGTAACACCATTTCCAATGCTAGTATTGAAAACATAGATTGGATATCCTTCCTGAAGACCAGTGAATGAAGAAGCATTCAATGTAAATTTGAGTGCTAATGGATTACCACCAGTTCCAACTGTAGTTCCAATTCCAGTAACTGTTCCTGCGAAACCAGCAACGGCATTGATACCAGTTATGGTTTCGAATGAAATTGTTGGTGTTGAAGTTAGAACTTGTGGAGCAGCAGTGTGTGTATAACCAAAACCAGGATTTACAACTGTTATCGCAGTGATAGAACCATTAGAAACGGTTGCTGTTGCGGTTGCAGTTGTTCCAACACCAACACCAACTGCCTTAGGAGCAGAAATTTTAACATCTGTGGAAGAACCAACGTATCCAGAACCACCACTGGTAATCGTAAAGGAACTAATAGTTCCAGCAGCAGAAACAACCGCTGTTATTGCTGCAGCAACAGGATCTGTTGTTGTGTTAACAATAATACCATTTACGCTAGCAATAGTGATAGCAGACTCATTTTCTTCATAGTTGAAGAATTGTGCGTCATCAACAAAAATCTCTGTACCAGAAGTTGAAAGATCACCAATAATTTTTGCTGTTGGATAAACTTGTCCTTCAATAGAATCTCTGGACTTGTAGATAAGTTCCCCACCAAGGTTCTTATCAACCTTTTGCTTGGTCCAACTAAATGGTTTGTAGTTGGTATCATCAATTCCAAGACCACCGTAAATATTGGTCTCTACCTTATCTGAAGCATTTATGTTGTAAATTGTTCTTGGATCTTGAACTTCACTGGTTTTTGTCTTTTGTAGTTGAATAGAATCTCCAACTTTTATCGTTTCATTTACATTAACACTAATCGAATCAGTGTCCCTTGTTCCCATATAGAAGAATATATCAACCTTATCGTCTTCTTTTGGAGCAGTTGTAAATACGATTGAAGTACCACCTTCAAAGTTATAGTTAACATTTGGTTCTTGTAAGACTCCATCAATGTAGATTAGTAGTAGTGCTTCAAGATCAATCGCAGCAGAGTCAATATTGTTTGAATCAACTTCGAAACTTAGAAGCTCACCATTATACTGAAGTGGGAATCTAGTTCTTATTCCATTTTGTAGACTTGCGATAGAGTCAATGTAATCTAACTCACCAAATTGCCATGCGGCAAAATTATCACTGAATACATCTAGAACTTCTAGTTCAAAATCATTGATTGGTGCTGCAAGATCTTTGGCGGTTACCAAACCAACTGGTTTGAACTTGTCGCCCTTTCTGAATCCCCAACCAGGTCTTGTAATCTTAAAGTTCTTGATTTCAAACAAGGTAGAACCAATACCAACGTTGGTAACCGCAGCACCAACCTCAACATTAAGGAGTAGACCACTTCCAGTGTCTGTAGTAGCGCCAATACCAAGGCGAGAAACACCAACGATTGGTAGATTTTCATAATTTGGTTCTGGTATTTGAATAGTTGGATTGGAACTGTATCCACTACCACCATCAACTACAGTAAATGATAGAGTTCCACCAGCACCGACTGTTGCTGTAATACTAGCAGCAGTTCCAGTGTGACTTGAATCTGTTACACCAATAGAAACCGTTCCTCTATATCCAGAACCTACAATATCAGTGGAACCAATACCAACAGACTGAATAACACCACCAGATACAACTGCAGTAACCGCTGCACCAACCAGAGGAGCAAAACCGAGACCTTGAGTTGATCCAAGAGAAACAATCAAACCACCTCTAGGAAGTAAGTTCTGGTTTACATCATAGTCGGAGATGAAACTTGCATTATTAACACCAGTAAACACAATACTAGAAATACCAGCGTTTTCAATGAAACTGTAGTTTCCTCCAGCATTATTGTTTGTTGTTGGCGTCTGGAACATATTATTAATAAACACCAAGCCACTACCAGTTTCAATACCAGTGGTGTTTGCTCCTCCAACAGTTAGTCTATAAGTAGCACCAATTCCAGTGAACTGTCTTGTGATATTATCGTAGATTTGATTAGTAGAATAATCCTGACGGAGATAAACTCTTCCAGTAAATGATGACTTAGTATAAGGAATATTACTTTCATCTACCAGTTCTTGAGTGTTTCCTCTAGGAGCCTCAGTAAAGTGGATCTTACTTCTGGTCATATTATAAGAACCTTGATAGACCCTAACGGTTGTTCCATCAGTATGTGTTGTTGCTAAGGTTCCAACAAAACCTCTTTCACTCTTAATAACACTGAATGAACCAGTTCCGGTGATAGGACCAATAGTTGTAGTTCCGATACCAACGGCATCTACCTTGACAAATTCATCATCAATTTTCAGAACATCACCCGGAAGTATCGAAGAAATACCAGAAACTCCAAAATATGTTGCTCCAACAGAAATAGAACCACCATTATCAGAGAGAGTATGATTGATTGGAGTAAATGCGAGAGGAGATCTAGCAACACCATCAATAGTAATCAGTGATTTCTCCAGTTTCTTACTCATCTCAAGAGTATGAGCATTTCCAGTTCCAGCGGAATTAAAGGTTACTGCTACTCCAGCGTTTGCATTGGATTTGCTTGTAGCGAGTTTGAATTGATTATTATTAATCTTGATAGCATAAACATCTACTGGAAGAATATTGGTATCGGACATAACCATAGCGGTATATGCTCCACCAACAAATGATGATCTTGGTGTGTAGATTAGTCTTTCACCCGTGCTAAAGAAATGATCATTTAGTGTAAATACTCCAGTTCCAAGATTAACAACGGTTGATATTCCAGGATTGAACTGCTTTTCAAAAATTGGAACCCCATTGTGAGTAACATCAAAATCAAATCTATTTGTTCTATCTCCATTGATAGAATCAAACTGATTTGTAACCAGTCTTTGGTTGATAGTACCATAAGAAAGTACAGCAGGAACATTATTCAAATCCTTCTCTGTTTGAATAATTTCACTGTAAGTTTGTACAGTGATATCATCTGAGATATTAGAATCTGGATAGAACACCAGATTGAAGTCGTCACCAGAAATTTCTGATCCAAATGTACCAATTCCTGTTGTACTTTCAACTGAAAGATATGGATATTGGACGGTAAATGTATCAATATTGTTATGTTCAAATACAATCTGGTGTAGTGCTGAAGTGCTTCCGTAAGAAACCTTAGCAGTTGTTTTTACAGTAGTAACATCTAATCTAGAGTACGTTGAGACGGTTGAGATTCCAGTTCCAGAGAATACTGAGTAGTTGCTTTCTAATCTACCCTCTTTTACCAAATTATCTGGTTGTCCAGATGCCTTGAAGATATAAGTTCCAATACCAGACGCAGTAGTACCAAAACCAACAACAGAAGATCTAACAAGAACCTCATTAGATTCTGTATTCTCAAACTTGAGCGAAAGAACACCAGAGTCTATACTAGAGATAAAAGTACCAATGAAGTTGTTTGATGCTCCAGATCCAGAAGAGTTGTCGAAGAAAAAGTCGGACTTATATGTATTGGTTCCATCATGATCGATAAACATATCAACAACCGCCTTGTTCTTCGTTACAGTATCTGTAAGTTCGACGATGGCGAAGAGAGATTCTGCAGTTCCAGTAGTTTTTTCATAAACAGTTGAGGTAGAACCTACACCAACTGTTACGTTTGAACCAATAAGATCTACAAAACCAATTGACTGTGTGTTAATACCAGCAAGAGTTGTATTAAAATTAGTTTTAATAAACTTGATATCAAAATCAGATTCGTAAGGATCTACTGGAGTAAATCTTAGTTTTACATTACCAAATGAATCCTTGATTGCTTGAAGATCTGCTAACTGACTTTCTGTATTATATACAGATGATTTTTCAACAGTAATTAGATCATCATCGGCAGTATTCAATATAACAATTTCTGTAGATTGTCTATCTGCAGTATTAGGATTGATTATTTGAACAAAATATCTACTATATCCATCATTAGCAATGAAACTATCAATGTCCTTGTAAAGAGTTGTGTTTGCATCTTCGGCATTGGAGAACTGACTATTGAAGTTATCGATTGTAAGAACTCTATTAGTTCTACATTCAATGTAGTCACTCAGTTTCTTATTCTGAAGTTTAACAAACTTTGACTTGTTCGATGATACATCAGTATCAATACCAAAATCAAAGAAGTTGATAGCATCAACTCTCATTGTTGACCCGTCAGCATTAAGATTGATAATATCAACCAATGCTGTACTTGTTGATCCATTACTTGTTGCTGCAGAAACTCTTCCCGTACTTGTAATTCCAGTATCGGCAAAGTTCTTAAGACCTGAAGAGTGTAAGAGTCTATTTACTGGATCTATCCAGTCTTCATACTCAATTGGACTCTTAATGGTGTAAGATAGATTCTGATAATAATCATTGTCTGGCAGAACTTGATAATCTTCGTTAAGTTTTCCAATATCATCTGACCAACCATAATCAGTATTCAGACCATAATTGACTTTAAATATTCCCTTATTTTCCTCAACAGAATCAATCGTTGCTACGGTTCCAGAATCTTTTCCAACAATTACCTCACCAACACTTAAAGTGTAAGTTCCGTAAACCTTGATGGAATCATTTAGGTTATCGGTAATAATCAAGTCTCTTTCGGTATAGGTATTACCAGATTTTGTAAATACGGTTTCACCAATAATAAATGCTAATGGTTCTTGTGTAACATCAAACGTTGGATAGTTATTCCTGTTCACCAGGAAAGCGAATGAATTTTGATCTGTATTCGCTACACCAGCATTTGTAGCATATGGTGAAATATCATACTCAACCTCTGCTGGGTTGGTATTTCTATAAGCAGTTACCTCAAAGAAGTTGTAACTATAGTCTTCTGAGTTGAAACCAGTTCCAGTTGTAGATGCTAAAGATACGCCCTCAACAAAAACATAATCTCCTACACTAAATGGTGCTGTTGCTGTAGTGAATCCAGCAACTGGTGTAGATATAATACAAGTAATAATTCCTGCTTGTGATGTGAATATGCTGTTAATACCAACACCATTACTATTATTAACAGAATAAATTTGGGATTTTAGCTCAGAAATTCCTCTTGGGGATTCAATAATCTCAACAGATGAAATTGCAGCACCTTGTACTTTTGCTATTACGAGACCAGTATCATATGCTCTTCCAGTCGCTGGGTTAACAATGACTAGATCTGGTGCTGATGTATATCCAGAACCACCAGATGTAACATTAATATTGCTAATTTCATTTCTATTTACAACAGTGATATTTGGTGAAATGTAGACCTCAGGATTGAGAGTCTTGTCTGCAGAAAAATCAAATCCAGGATCTTGAATTGTAATCTGATTGATTCTACCCAACTTTGTTGATGTTGGAATAATATCCGCATTATCTCCAATTGAAGAAGCAATACTTACAAATCTTGGAAGTTTCTTGTAATTTGCTCCACCAAAAGTAATCTTCATCGAATCAACACCACCAAGAGCTCTTGGTGAAGATGTGGAGTACTTAAGAACGCTTGTAGAAGATTGATTATAATCAAGATCTTCAGGAACACCTCTTAGTGAAATATCGAACGTGGTTGTACCTACACCAGAAACTGCATATGTTCCATTATATCTACTATCAACCAATAAGATTTCATTATAATTTTTAACGTCTGTATCAGCAGTGCTAATAAAACCAGACTTTTCTAACTGATAATAAATCTTTGATGGAAGATCTTTATGATAGTTAAGTGTGAAAGTTGCTGTGGTTGTAACACCAACAGTTCCAACACCAGAAGTACTGAATGTTGTAGATGAACCAATAGAAACTAACTCGTTCTTGAAATCACTATCATAGAATAGTTTAAGTTTGTAACCACTCAGAGATGTATCAGATACATTGAATACTAGGTTGTTATCTCTAACAACTTCTAGTTGTGGATTTATTCTAGATAATTCTTGACTTGAACCACCAGTAGAAGCAAAACTTACAATAGAAGGTGGTGTAGAAACAGCATCATAAATTGTAGTAGTGAGGTTAATTGTGTCGTCATCAATTCTGTAGACGAAGTATGTTCCAGTCGATAATCCAGATACAACCAGGTCAGAGGCATTATAGAAAACCTTATCACCAGTTTTTAGACCGTGTTTTGTTATGGTCAACTCTCCAGTTGACGTATTGACTGATGTTGAATTAAATCCAATTGGATTAACTAGCAGTCTATCGTGTGTGGAATTGTACTTGACGTAAACTGATGCGGATGTCCCAACTCCAACAGACTGTTGAGAATTCAAACTCAACTTGATAGTATCACCATTGGTTAAGTTATGATCTGTAGAAACAGAAACTCTAGCCTTAATTTTTTCCGCTCTAGCGGTTACTTGAGTCTTATTGGATGTGAAAGAATATCTATAGTCGTTGCTATCTCCATTTTCAATAAATGATCTGAAATATAAACCTTCAGTATTTGTTGTTAGACCAACTTGTGTGCACAGACCGACAATATCATCAGATTTCTTGATTACATATAGAGTTTCCGAGTCTCCAGTTAATGGAATTCCAAATGCGGGACTAGTTTCCGTATTTGAAACATTGATTCCATGTGTCCCATTAACTCTTTCAAATGTTACTTGTTGACCAGTTTTAAATGGGTGATCTGGTAGGTAGATACTTTGGACAGGAACAGAAACTGTTTTTGCCCTTCCGCCAACCAAATATGTGTTTGATGATGCTGAACCAGTAGTTGTACCAATACCTACAGATTGAATAGGGTTGAAGTATATCTTATCATTTACACTAGAATCAAAGTATGAAGTCTTAACTGGTAAAGTAAATCTATTTGTTGATACAAATACGTCTGTGTGTGCTGTGTGAGCAGACCCTGTAACTCCTCTGATTACCCTTATAACCTTATTTTCTGGATAAGTATTGAGAACAGACATTCTCTCTGTTCCAATAGCAACAGTTGTTCCAGCAGAGACTGTAGAAGGAATACTGATAACAAAAATATCAGTAACAAAACCAACTGTTGAATTTGCTGCTACTTCGGCAACTAGTCTAGTTGTTTCTGAAGTAACTCCAATTTTATGGGTTTTTGTTAGTCCAGGAACGAAGGTAGATAGTCCAGAAATAACAATCTGGTCATTCTCTAAGAAAGTATGATATGGATCAACGTGAACGGATACTTGATTCGAATTATCCCAAGTAAGAACGTTAGATTGATAAGTTTGAATTGTAGTATTTACATCAACAATTGATTTACCAGTTACGGATCCAACATATGCAGAGAGTCCTCCACCATTAGTATCTGTACTATCAAATGATGCAATATCACCTACTCTGTAATTTGCTCCAGACTCATTGATTACAAATCCATCAACAGATCCCTTAGTAATAGAATCAATAACGGCACTTTGCATTAGAGTCTCATAAGACTCAGAGATAAAATCGTTATTGGCGTATTTGTCTCCGATCTTATATGGGAAAGTGTTTCTTGTTAGTTCTGAATTATTGAAATTATATCCTTGATCAATATTTTGTGTGATTGGGGTTGAACGATATGTATGACCTATAAAGTATGGAAACTTGCTATTCTTCCCATCACTAGTAATGCCAACGTGATATGCATAAACTCCATTGGGGAATTCTGGTGTCTTAGCATATCTTCCATTATGTTCATCAAGGTCTCCAGAAGAGGTGAACTTATAATCTTCGACAAAAAATCCTGCAGTGAATCCAATCGGTCTATCAACAATATCGGATGTAGATTCTTCGTATCCATTGCTCAGAATTTTGATTCCAGAGTTAATATCTGAAGGATCGGCATAAGCATATGCACCATAAATTGGATTTCCATCATAAGCCCAACCAATAATTGGTGAATGTGATGTTCCATCATCACCAAATTGGGAAGAACCAATGCTGGTTGTGTATCCAACTAATCCGTATCCAAGTTCTCCATTAGTTTCTAAAAGAATCTCATCACCAAAACGATAGTGATTATTCAAAGTTAATGCTCTTACAGAAGCTTCCACATTACCATTTCTACCTGCTGGAGTCACAGTAATTGAGGTGGTATTCTGAGAGTACCCTACTCCAGGATTAATAACAACAACGTTGGTGATCTTACCACCAGATACCATTGCTCTTAGTTTAGCACCGACACCATCACCAGATACTGTTAAATCTGGTGCCGAGGTATATTCACTACCACCACTAGTTACCTGAACAGAAACAATAGAACCACTAGAAATGAGTGGTTTCAGTTCAGCATCTTTACCATTCTTTATTTTAATATCTGGTCTCTTGTGGAAGTTTAAAATAGTTGTACCATATCCAGTACCAGTCTCATACAGATATAAATCAACGATTTCACCCCTAATAATTGGAGTTGCAGTAATAACACCAGTTATACCATCATACTCGGTATTTACTGAGATTGTTATATCAGGATAAGCGAAGTTTTGGAAACCAGTTCCAACTCCTGTAATGGAAACTGGAAGTCTCTTAGTATAATCTGCGGTAATAGTTCCACCAACACCAGCATTTGCTAGTTTGAACGTGCTATCAGAAATCTTAAGAACTTTATATCTTAAAGAAGTTGATAAACCAGTTACTGCTGTCCCATCGGTTGTGTAAACAACAACATCACCATCAGCAAAACCGTGGTTTTCAAATATGATTGAATTCTCAACCGTTGAAATATTTTCAGATTTAACTTTAAGTTTTCTATTTTGGTATCCACTTCCCGAATTGATAACCTTAATGGAATTGAGAGTTTTCTTATCCTCATACATTCTAAACTTATGAATACCCTGAGAAGTTGTAGTAAATCCTACTGTATTAATCCCACTTGAGTAATTCGCAAAAGATTCATATAGTTTGATTGAGGTATTATTTACCAATTCTGCAAAATAAACGGAACCACTATTCAATGACAGATCTTGGTGAGTATTACTTCCACCAAATGTTCCAACGCCAATAGAATTATTTCCATTTCTGCTATAGACAATAGCATCACCATTTCTCAGGTTATGAGGCTTTGTAAATGTGATTGTCTCATCTGAGATGTTAATCCCACCACCATCAGATGTTAAACGTGCATCAAACTCAATCTCACGATATCTTGTTCCAACAACAGGTTCCAGAATAGCACCAGATCCATTACCACCATCAATAGTAACAGATATTACATCCTTAATATCAAAATCTTGGGGATCTACTTTAACCTCTTTTACGTTACCTTTTACAACTGGTCTAACCAACGCAGTTGTACATCCAACTCCTGGAGAAGAAATAACAATCTCTGGTGGAGAAATAACATCATAATTCGTTCCACCATTATAGAGTCGAATTTTTTCTATTGGACCATAGTAAATCTTATCGGTCGATTTGTAGTTGATAATTTCAACTCCGTTGACCAGCATACCAGTTGATTCTGGTGGAGTTGAAGAACCTTTACCATTTTGAATATTTCTACTCAATGGAAACTTCTTAAGAAGTTTTTGTGGGTAAATATATCTACTCTTTTGAGATGATAATGTAAATGTATGGGATCCAGTAGCACTACTAGAAGTAAACTCAATAGGATTATCACTAACAATTAGTGATCTTGATGCATATAATTTGATTTGGTTTGTTAAAGGAAGGACTTTAACGTAGTAGTATCCTTCACTGAGACCATTCAGTGCTGCTGATGAATAGGTGTAATAAACTTCATCCCCAGTAATGAATGGAACGTTGCTAGCAAAAGAAAGAATCGAATACTTTTCGGTCTCTGTATTGTATCCTTGTAGAGCACTTCCACTTGCTGATGTTATTGTTGCTTTAGAAATATCTTCACTAATATCATATGATGGTAGTGAGTTTGAAGCAACATATCCATATCCACTACGATCTGTGTAAACGTTCTGAACATCACTAGTGATGGTGTTATCGCCATAGAAGATCTCAGTTCCACTACTAGATGCAGTGTTTAACTTTCTCCTAATTGTGTAGATAACTGTAGGACTAGCAGTGAATCCGCTGAGATTATTGAGTGTTATCTGCCTGTTTACTGCATCAATAGTAGCGACAGTAGCATTGCTATGAAGAACGGTTTCTGTTACTCCATTAAGAATATCTACAGTATCTCCTACTTTAAGACTTGACTTATCTATTTCAGTCTTTAATTGGAAATTTGAACCACTAATACTATCAACATCAAATCTTGAGCTGGTATTGTAAATCCAACTGTTAGCAAATATTTCTTTATTAGTCTTGTTTGCACTTGGATTTAAGATTTTTTCACCAACATTCTTGGTATAAATCTTTTGACCTTCAGTAGAAAGTAAAATATCACCTATTGGTTCAAATTCAGACAATACACCTGTAATACGAAGTTCTACTTTCTTGGTAGTATCACCATTCTCATATCCATAAAATACTTCATCAGTTCTAAGATTTGCCTTTGTTGGAATTGCAACAGTAACACCTGTGCATCCTAAGAACTGGTTTACAGTCTTAGACGTATATTCAATAGCATTGGTTCCAAAAACAACCCTGCCAGTATCAGCAAATCCTACTGTAGAATCTACAGTGATTACAGAAGATCCAACAGATACTGCGCTAATAACTTTTGTCTGTGGTTGAATTTCAAATGTACCTTCAATAAGGTCTCTATCATCAAATCCAACAAACAGACCAAGTTTAAAATATGTGCTAATACCAGATCTGGTGAAGATTTCTACTTCCGATACAGACGCTTTAGTTTCTGAATCTGATGATTTTATTATCGTTTGTCCAACCAGATTGTTTGGATCACCAGAAATTCTTTCTGCAACAACAACTTCTCTTCTGATAAACTGTGCAGAAGATGGTTTTACAAGATATTCTTCTAGGTCAACTACCTGAGGAACAACGCCATATAGAACTTTAAATAGTATCTTATATGATTCTTCCGTTCCTTTTGCTTCATAGAGACTTCTTGCTTCTTTTATGAAGTTATTAACATCAAGATTGGGTACAAAATCAACATTCTCAAGACCTGGTGTGAAGGAATACTTGAGTTTATTATAAAATTCTTTAAGAAAACGGGTACTTAGGTTCTCTACAGAACTTCCAGAATCGTGAGATGCTGATGATGACGTACTAAACAGCAGTTCTTCTGGGTCTAAATCTGTTTTATATGTGGTAATACCACTAAATCCTCTAATACATCCAGTAAAAGAGTTTGTAGTGATACCAGTATAGGTAAAAATCTCATTGTCGATCTTAAACAGACCATACTCATGAGGAAATCCTTTTGTAGATGCAACTCGAACAGTCTCATCGGTTGATGAAATACCAACAGAAAGAGTAGTCTCACCAATAATTACTTCTGGAGTTAGATTGTCTAACTTCAAATACTGATCAAGATTATCTGAAAGGTCTGATGGACCAGACTGATATTCTTGAGAGATGTAATATTGTTTTAGAAAATCTACTGTTTTTGGACTTTCTGAAAGTATGAATTCTGGTAGTTGACTTTCAATTATTTGCTGAACTTTTACCCTCTTCTCAAAGCCCGTTTGTATCATTTTATCCCCTCTTTAGTTCTCCGTTTGAATAACTTGAAGTAACTTTATAACCGACGCCAGAAATCTGTTCGCCAGATGTTATAGTATCTTTAACCATATTTATGGTGCTATCAGCAACAGAAAAGGATAGATATAGATCCTTTAGACCGATAATATCATTAGACTCTGGGAACGCCTGAATTTCGATAATATTGTTAGCAACCACCGTAGAAGTGATGTTTAAAGTGTTGAGAGTTATCTCACCCTTAGTGTAATCTACGGTGCCTGCAGACTTCACTACGATCTCATACTTACCAGTCTCGTTAATATCCTTAACGATGGAAATAACGCCCTTCCCGTTGCTTCCGGGCACATCTGTGAAGTAGAATGTTCCTATTCTACCAGCAAGAGTAAATCCAGTACTCTTAATATTGAATCCATCCTTATTGATATGGAACTTGTTACCATAACACAGTTCATACTGTGCTGATTGATTAATCAGTGCCTTTAGATTTCTACGGATAATGACTCTTGTGATGTTTGAAGTGATCGCATTATCGGAATTATCAATAGTCTGACACAATCTACTATACTTAAATCTACCACCAAACTGGTTGATATTTGCTTTTGCAAAAGTATTCAGAATCGAAATTACTTTAGTCTTCAAGGCATTGACGTTTGTAACCTGAGAGCTGTTATAATAGACTCCAGAGTTAATTTCAACATAAAGAACCTTAAGATCAGTGATTCTTTGGTTGATACCAGAAAGTGAATAATCTTTCAGTTTTGAAAGAATATTTTGCTTATCAAAATCCGAAACAAAGTCGCCATTCTTTGGTTTAATGCTAATAATGACGTTTCCAAACTGTGGTGGGTCCAACTCTTCGCCACCAACAACAGAAACAGACTCTGTATTTGGATAAATCTGTTGAATAATCGCTTCATAGTCACGAGTCGTCACTGCTCTATGCTGAGAAGCGTAAATTCTTGGTGCAAAGTACTTAATTGAGTCAACACTTTCAATTGCACTACCGTTTGCTGCTGCATTTACGGTTGTAACGCTAATTGCATTGGTTGGGATGATCGGATTTCCCAAAGAATCTAAAAATCTACCGGAGAATGAGAAATTAGCAGCACCATTTCCATCTTCACCATCAGTAATGATGTAAGAAACGGTAATAATAGTGCCACTTTCTAATTTTTTACCAAAATATCCGTCTCCAAACAAAAGTTCATACTTTTCATCCTGAACTTCCTGAATCAAATAGATTTCTGAGGTCTTGTTAATATTTAAAATGTTATCAACACGGGAATATTCTCTTCCTTCACCACTATCAGAGAGTCCTTTGACTTTTACGACGATAGTTGAAGTGTCAATAAAGGAATTATCAAGGACAAAACGCTGATCAAGTGATCCATCAACCACAAATTGCTTCTTGAGGTATGTCCCTTGGTAGATCGTAATACTATTGAAAGAACCAGTACCAGAATTGATGGTTGTAGTAATGCTTTCTGGTATTGAGAAGATATAATTGCTGTTTTCTGCTGTTCCTACACACACTAGACCCGCCTCTAAGGTCATTGTATCCGATGATGAGGTAGTTTGTGCGTTCAAACTAATTGTTGCCTTAGCGGCGTTCCTAGAGCGAGGTACATAACCAATATTTCTTGCGAGAGAAACGACATTTTCTCTCAAAGTTGCCGAATCCAAGAAGGATTCGTTGACTACCATATTCGCATTGAACGCATTAATATAACTATTATACGCTAGAGTGTCGATTAAGACAGAAAAATTAGACCCCTCAAAGTCAAAATCCGTGAAATTTGAGTTAGCACGGAGATAATCTTTGATCGAGGTCCTTATTTGGTCAAAATCGAGGTTCGTAAACTTTGTAAAAGGCATCTTTTTATCTGGTAGCCTCTAATAAGAATGTAAATTGCTGAGCAGGAACGTCTTGACCGATGATATTATACAAAACTGTGACTTCAAACGTGTTATTATCGGGTTGAGGATCGACTTCTACCCTAACATTGTTGACTCTTGGTTCAAAATTTTCGATTGTAGTCAGAATTTGCTCTTGAATTACGGTAGCAGTACCAAAATCAACGAAATCGAACAGACTTGAACGCACATCTGACCCTAAAAGTGGTTGAAAAAAACGTTCATTTGGTATTGTCTGTACTAAATTACGAATCGAACGAGTAATTGCTGCCTCATTTTTGAGAATAGGCAGATCCTTGGTCACAGGATGTGGATCAAAAGACAAACTAATGTCCTTAAATGCTCTAGAAACCCGTGAGATCGCCATTTGTCAAGAAGTTTTCTTGCTTTATTTATATTTACATCCAAGGATTGCCATATGTTGGCTCCGTTCCATAGTCCCAATCATCATAATCTTCATCATTACGAATCTTTTCGTGAAGTTCAGACTGTTTTTTTAGGTCGTGACGAGGCGCAAGGTCGTGCATGACCTCTGTTAGTACTCTTTTTTGATTTAAATTCTGCATTGAACCATAATCTGAGGCGAGTTTCGTGGTTCCCCACATCTCTCTCATGTAGTCTTTGTTCCTATCGACAGGTGATTGTCCCATTTTAGCTCCTGATTTATAAAAATCAGAACTTTTAGAGGGGTTGCTATCCCTTACTACTATTTATTTTACCCAAAAACCTTTTCTAAGGTAATCGGAATCATAAATGAACTCATGATCATCATATTTTTTTTTATCCGAGTCATTCCAAACTGGTATTGCTACACTATTTCCATACCTAAAGTCTGGGTTTTGGCGAAAGTGAACTTCAATGAGACGATTTCCTATAAATTCGCAGTTGATCCACTCATAGTTACCCCTCAATTTTTTTAAAATACTAGGAAAAGGAATGGTAACGTCAACTTTTTTCCACATATCCCATCTATAAAGTGGATTCATCTCATCCCTTGTACCCAAAACTGCTAATTTTTGTTCTTCATTTTGGTAATCTACACTGATATGATTTCCTTCAAAAATTTCGCACCAAAATTCCGATGGATGATAAGGGTCTGTATACTTATGGATATACTCTTTACGAGCATAACGACCCATACCAAGTAAGTTCATACTAGGTCTTAAAATATAAAAATCGGGTCTAGGTACACTTGTGCCTATAGGACCACAAGTATAACCCAAAACCCGACTTAATATCAACTTATTGTATACCCAAAGGTCTTCAGAATGTATTTGGTTCCATTCATCATCACCTTCTAAGTACATTATCCCTTACCTTGTCCGCGATACTTTTTACGCGCCTTATTACGAGAAGAGGAAGCGTATTTAGTACCCATTCCATCTCCTTGACGAGACTTTTTAGGCGGACCAGGAATATAAGAACTTTTATTCAGTCCTACTTTTGCCTTAGCCATGATAATTCTCCTTAATAATTTCAGTGTCTAATTCATCAGGTCTTGGAGATCCTGTCTGATAGAACTCTATCGACAGGTCCTCCATTATATTGAAATACTCTTCCTCAGTCAAGCGGGAGTATAATTTCTTCCCCCTACAATAGATATTGTAAAGTTCGTTAGACATCAAATGATCCTTGTCTTTTCGTGACCAACTCTGATACGAGGATCGCACCAGATTTCAAAGCCTGCTTCCTTTGCATCCAAACAGAACGATACATCTTCTCCACACATATCCTGTACGTCACCAGATTCAAAGACTTGCATCTTCGGAGCAAACCAGGGATACTTCATCTCTTCGTGCTCAAAGACTCCATGCTTAATCATCAACCAACCAAATCCTGCATAATCAACAGTAAATGGTTTCTTACGCTTCGACATCGTTTCTAGCGTTTCATGATTCATGACTCCACCATTGTTCTTGAAGTCATCTTCTTCCATCCAGTGAGCAACAGAGGTCGTGTGCCCGTCTTCCGTACAATACCAACCACTGGCGATATCTTCATCCATCAATACTAATTGTAAAAACTTTTCAGTATTGAAAACAATATCAGAATCAATCCACAATTGATAATCATACTTTAGCTTGCCGTCCCAGGGAATCTGGTCAGGTCCACGAAGTACATTCGCTCCTAGGCACTTGCATCTTGCGAAGTTGACCATCGAGGAGTAGTCTTGAGAAATTTGAATACTAGCACCACTCTGTACGATATCAAAACAGAGTTGTACAAAATTCTTTAAGAAGGTGTAAGAAACTCCACGCCCAGGCAGACAGAAGACGATTGATTTACCACGGATCATCTCCCGTGCCTTCTCATAATCGAATTCGACTTCCTTGGTGACTGTCGGAGTCTTTGCTTTTACAGTAAATCCTTTAGCCATAAAACAGTGTAATTACATCGGTTATCATACAGCATTATCTATATGAGGTCAAGCGCCGCGCCCTTGAGTATCAAGTTCCCTTAACCTCAGTGATAATGATCGTTTCTCCATCAATCTCCATGTTCACTACAGTTCCCTCATACCAACCAAATTCACTCAGCACCCATTCGGGGATATTAAAATAATACTCCCCAGTTATTGGATCGACCTCCACAGTCGTATAATTTTCTCCGGGATTTTTTTGCATTTGAGGTATTTGAATTTCCATTTTTGTTTTATATAGAAAATCTTGAAATTGGACTTTGAGTAAACCTTTGAGTAAACCTTTGAGTAAACCTTTGAGTCTTATAAAGAGCTAGCGATCGTAACACTTTGTAGGTTACAGGGACCCATGGGTTTTATATACACGCGCCGCGACCGCACGGGGGCGGCGGCGGGGGCACTGCCCCCTCACGAACCCAGGGGGTCACCAGGCAGGCAGTGCCTCCTGTGCCTCATCAGCCCACACCTCAGCGAACTGACCCGCGATGGCGTAGGCACTGATGCCCAACTGGGGCTGCAGGCCCGAACCGATGGCGGAGTCGTCGTTGCAGCGGGCGGTCCACACGATCTGACGGGTACGGAGGTCGGAGGATTGGGAGAGGATCATGGGTCTGTCGGTTGAACTGAGAGTATCCTACAGCATCAGGGGG